TTATTCACTTTTCATTGTAATTATCTTCAAGCCAATCTGTATACGCCTCTTCGCGCATCGCTTCCACATCTGGATCATTAAAAGGATGATCATCAATAGAAATTTCAAATCTTGCATGGCAACCATATCTTCAAAGTGTTCCTCATGAGTAGAGAAATACTCCACAGTAACTTCGTAACATTCACTAAGAGAAGACACTAATGTTAGTAATTCTCCTTCATGCAGGTTTAGTTCATAGTGCATAATTTCATTTCTTTTTTTGTTTAGATACATTAAACTTTTCTTCAATTTTTCAGGAACTTCAATATCGCATAAAAGTTCGAGCCTTTTTATTGCTTCGCTGAAGCCCACAGTTTGAAGGTTAGGAGCAACTTCAAAGATATTCTTCTTATCCCGTTTTTTCATATCTTCTTTAGCTTTCATATACGAATTTAGATATTCTCTATCTTTTTTCAACAGATATTTAAAAAGCAGTTCATTTGCGTGATTTAAAGATAAAATTGCATCTTTAATATGATGATCTTGTCCATCAATTAATTCAGTAATCTTTCCAAGAGAAATGAATGTAGACCTTAACGAATCAACTGCATTGTCTAATAATGAAAACTTCAATAACATCCTTCCTGTAAAATTGTCATTTTATTTTAAACTTAGATGATTGTTTTGGATTTTCTTTTTAAAAGCTCTTCTAGTCTTGCGAAGTCTGTATCTTTATAAAGAATGTCAATATCGTCGATCAATTGAACACTTTCATCAATATAAATTGAATTACCCAAAGAAGTTGTTTCTGGTCGTTCTCTATAAAATGTCTGCCATGGAACAGGTTCAGATATTTCAAATACTTCTCGAAGAATTTGACAATGCCCCTTCTTTTTTCTTGTTTGAACAGGAAAAGCATAATTTTTATAAATAGTGTAGTCATTTGATGACTTGCTTTTATATTTTGTTGACAAGTAACAAATTCCTCGGAAGTCAGAGCTTTGCCTAATCCACTCAAGCAAAAACTGTGGGATAATATATTCTGGTTTAAATACATTCTTTGGATGCCTCACTTTAACAGAACAAGCAGCAATTAAAACCCAAGTCATAAAGAAATAGTTAAAGTTAAATTTAGTCTTGCCGCCATAGGTTAGTTCATAGAATTCTTTCACACGGTCTGCTACTTCTTTAGGAGATATGCTTAAATCCATTATTTTTATTTTTGAATCTTTTAAATTGAGAGCTGATGTTTGGACTGTGTTTAAATCAGGCCTTCCTAATTCTTCCCAGCAAACAAGAGACGAGCTCCCTAAATAAAGACAGGGGAATCCTGGAATGCTATATCGATTTGTTTGTATAATTCCTCTTTTTTCAAATGGAATGTGGAACATCTCTTTTCTAGTAAAGAATTCGTTTTTGCCAATCCTCATCCTATAAAATGTTTCCGGGACACGAATTGCATCATTTTCATGCAAAAGTACTTTTTCTATGTCAACAGTTTCTGAAAGTATTTTCATCGCTTCTTTAAACTTGCCAAATGCATCACTGGGGGAGCCGTCTAAATACAACTCAATTGTATTAACAATACTTTGTCCGAATTTCTCCATTTGATTAATTATTGATGAATCAAACGTACTTGTAACTGGCAGCTTGCGAAGTTCTGAGAAATAATCATTATAAACATTCCTTATAAAAGTATCAAAGTCATTATCACAAGTCTGTTCTAAAGGAAAAACACATTGCTCATTAATGATATTGAGGATCGGCGAAAAATCTAATGTCCATTCAATTAAAAAATCTACTCGCTCTCTATTTGAAAAGAAATTTAAATTAATTTCTTCATCTTCAGCTCGTTTAACCTTTTGATTATTTGGCTTACTATAATCAGGTTTTTGCTCTAATTCACAATAAATCTCATAGGCTAGCTTTTTAACTGAATCGTCAAACTTTTCATACTTTAACATTTGTCTTTTCAAATGATTAGCTTTTTCATACAACGCAATAGTCATTCGATCTGCCCTTATCCTTTCACCTTATTTAAAAGACTGGTTTTATTCAATCTCTTCGCAATAATCTTTAGCGTATTCAGAATCAGTATCGCATACAGCTTTATCACCTTTCATCAAGGTCAATTCTCCTTCCCAAGGCTTTACGGTTAATACATCCCCTGATGTGGCACCTGTTTCCCATCCTTCCGGAATATCCTTGATCACTCTATATTTCTGCTCCATAAATACTCCCCCGCTTCCTTCTTCTAAAAATATTTCTTACCTTTGTTGCTTTCCTTGATCTTATGTAGCAGCTCATTCATTTCTTTAGTATCGGAATCAGGAATCAAATTAGCCTCCAAAAGAATTCGATTTGCTTCCTCTACAACATGTGCAGACATCTCTATACACTCTATATGAAGTTTGGCCAATTCGCGTAGTTCTTCATTTGTAATTGACTCATCAGGCAGTTTAGACAGCAGCTCTTTCAATCTCTGGACATGTGCGGAAAAAATTAACGTTCTAACTGATGGGCTGTTATCCATTTGATATATCATCCTTTTTCAATGACTTAAGAAACCCACAAAAATTTCTCATCGTTATTTCTGGAATCCCTTGAAATTGTAACAGCATCACCAATATCATATAGACAATCCAGGTATTCGTTTAAAGCATCAACCCAGCTGTTAAAATCATATTCTGTAGGATCTTCACCATGTTCAATTGATTCTTTAATCCATTCGAAATTCTCAACAACCATTTTGAAGTCATCAAGAAACAAAACATCAAGAGCGCGGTTGTCCCCTTTGTCAGTTTGTCTTTCTTCTCTTCTAAGTACAAATTTTAATTTAGGAAGTGCGTTTGTAACAAATTGATGTACAGCCTGATCTGAATCTTCATGTGTCAAGTATTGCTTAATCTTAATCTCATGTCTCCATACTGGCATCTTGTATCCTTCCTTTCAAAGACTATAAGTTGTTCAGTTTTGTTTTCTAATAAAAGTATGGTTTTATTCAGACACTTTAAAATTCACTCATCTTTTTCGAATTTTATTAAATCACCTGGTTCACAATTGAAATGTTTACAAAGCTTATCAAGTAATTCCCTTGGGTATCGTTCCATGTCATCGTTGTACATTTTTCTAACGGTTTCTTTTCCATGATTTATTTCGGCACTTAACCGAGAAATTGAAATTCCTGCTTCGTCTGCAATCGCCTTTAAATTTGATCTAATCATTTTTCTCACCTCTTATACAACTTTACTTTGACTATTTAAAAACGTCAATCAGAATTTTCCTATTTCAGAAAATGCCCGCGACTTTTCGGGTTGGCTGTTATATCGTTTCTGCAAAAATTGCCCGCAACTTTTATACGCTGCTGTTATACTGTTTTAATTTTTTATTGAGCTAGGTGGTATCTTAAAAAATCCCTTTGCGTATCAAAATTTGCCCGCAATAAAAGACAGAAGCTGTTATACACTTTACAGTATTAACCCTTCTCTTCAGAAATAAATTTTTCATAAAATAATGTTTTTATTCAAGATCAGAATCAATCTATAATGATGATTGTTATTTTAATTAGTTTTTAATGAAAGTAAGGCGACTTTACACGCCAAGAAATATATTCGTTAATGCTGCCGTGGTGTTCCTTTTCAAACTCAAAATATCCCTCTGCACTTGCTCCTGCGTCCCCCATTCTTTGACCATGTCACAGGATTCTGGTGTAAGTATGATTTGATTTGTTCTCTCGTTTCGTGGAATAGGTTGTTATGTAAGTTCATTTATGCCGCTCCTTTGAATTGGTTTTATAATACTCATCATCTGTTTATCCCTTCTGGTTATCTCTTTATTATGATAAAGATGTAAAACGCAATCTTTAAATGCTTCTGCGAAGTCTTCCATATAGTTGAATTCGGCTCGTTTGCTTTTGTTATTTGTGGAGAAGACAAATTTTTGGCCTTGTAATAATTGAAAATGAATAGCATGGCCAATTTCATGGATAATTGTTTGTATCATCTTATCATGATCTTGGGTATCAATAATTTTTATTACTTTGTTGTCAGTGTTATAAGTCCCCACTATTAGGTTTACATCTTCTGGATCTACATTTCCGACTCCGTATAATGTAGCACTTTGAAATTTGTATTCAATCTGATTCAATATGTTAGGGAATACCGTTTCTATAAGCTCCCTTGCTTCATCATGTGAAATATGTACACCTGTTAAGCTTGTCAAATTCATGAAAACACCCCTTCTTTTTCAAAAATTATAACAAATTATTTGTTTAAAATTCATGTTTTATTTAGTTATTTTCCGGTGTGATTTTATACATGCCTGTAGCTCTCTGTTTTTTGCCTGAATTTATTTTAACTGTTTTCTAGTTGATAAGAACAGAAAACAGAATTTCGATCAATGTCTTTCGTATATGTATCCACTGTTAAATAATTTGAATAGCCTGCAGTCTTTAGAATAGCTTTACTCATCCTTAATAAATCAAACTGTATGTCATAGTCTGACTGATGAAATTCTGATTCACTGGAAAACTCCGCGTAAATCTCAAAGTAAGAAACATCAAATTTAAAGCTAATGATTTTCATAACCTGTCCCTCCGCTTAGTTTTCCTATATTATACAATCAAACGTAATATGAATGAAACTGCTGTTTTATTTCAACCAAGTTTATTTATTTTCTTGAGCTCGGCCGCCAACTCTCTAAAGTTCCTAAACCACGCTCCGTATTTAGTATCACCGTTGCCACAATAAACGTTTACGCAAGATTCCTCTCCCTCTGAATAGTAACCTTCCCCATCAACAAATACAAAATATTTAATGTACATTGATTTTAGAAAGATATATGTCAATTTCTGATTTCTATTTCTTCTACTTCTTACAGCTTCGATAATTATATTTTCTTGTTCTAACTCTTCTTTTAATTTAAGATAATCCAATGTACATTTATTTGTTTTCATTTTGCTCTCTCCATTCAGTTTAAATTGTTGTTTTATGCAATCTGAATCACATGTGAAATGTAATCAAGTCCTTCAAACTCCATAGCGGTCATAACTGTTTCAGTGTAATAAATGCCCTTATCCAGTTCATGAATTTCAATACCCCTAGATGACAAATAATCTAAGACATTATCATTTATATTGTTCAATGAAAATACAATTCCGTTTGCACATTCGAACCGTTTTGGATTTGTTGAAACCTTACCTCTTAAAATTTCCTCAATGGTTTTTAAATCTAAATGTCTCATGTTTAACCACTCCATTCTGTTTAAAATATGCATTTTATTTATTTAATAGTTGATACACGTTTTCCATACTATCCATCATGTCGTGATCCATCGTATGAAATACTTCTAAGTCATACTCTTCTAAAAGCACATTTTCTAATTCTTCGTACTTCTCATCAATTTTTAGTTCGTATTCTCTAGCTACCATTAGCATGGATTTAAACGCATGAATTAAATCCATTTCATTCATACTAACATCCCTTTTCTTTTTAATTTGTATTTTATTGCATGAATAATATAGAGTTATTCCTGTTGCAACCTCCCCAGTGAGGGGAACGCTGGCGGCTTAATGCCTATTTAACGTCGCCGCCACGACTGTAATGCGATGTCTGTTATATCTTTCTTATTATAAATATCCTTTTAATTCGCCTTAATTTATTGTTTTAATAATCTTTTTTGTGTCATTACCCAGTCGCCTATCTTTTCAACAACTTCGTTAAAATCATTGGGAAACGGGGGTAATCATCACAAAGTTTACTATCTGTTATGCTGTCGGCTTGCTCCCAAAACTCCCGGATTTCATATGCTGAATTTTTGAACTGCATTAATGCGTTTAATAATTTTTCGTTGTTTGTCATTGTTAAATCCTTCCTATCTATGTAAAATATCTTTACTCGCAATATTCTTCTGTTACACTGATTTCAAAAGAACTGTTATCACTCTCTACACTGCTAGTATATAAGCCTTTCATAAACTCGTATACTTCATAAGAATTGTCGTTTTTAGAAGTGTACCATTCTTCTATATGTTCGTTCCTTATTGCGATAGCTTTTTTGTTTGCTTCGTGTCGATCGTAGAACACACCTTTAATGCCCCAAGTGTGCCCTTCTCTCCCTCTGTCCCGAATATGCAGAGTATAGATGACAAACACCCTGTTAGGTTCTTTGGCTTCTTCCCATTTCCTCCCGGTGAACTCCTCCCACTCTGCTATCTGTTGCGGAGTAGGATATGCAATTAATTTATATTCATACTCGTCTTGAACAAAATCTATTTTTTCATCTTCTGTGTACTGTTTAAATTTTGTTACGAGCTCCCCGGCTTCTTCATCAGTCCAATCATTAGAAAGATAATCTTGAACCAAGTCCTCAAAAATATCGTTTAGCGTAGTATGGTGTGAAAAGTCTCCTGTTTGAAGATCCTTAATGATATACTGTTTTGTCATTTTAACCGCTCCATTCTCAATTAACATATGTTTCAAATTCATCTGCTAAGCTAGTATTAAAAAATCTGACTGCCTCAATAAAATAGTGAACTCTATTTTCAAACTCTTTTACATCCCCTAAATCACTTCTTTCTTTAGATAAGTTTAGCCAATTTAATACCTCATTGAATTGCTTTCTGATTTCATCATCGGATAAAATAACATCTCGTTCATAGTCTCTGACGGGCTGGTTAGTTTCATCGTTTTTAACTCCAAACGCTTGTCTAATTATTGCGATTTGTGTCATTACCCTCAAACTCTGCTCTCTTGTTCGTAGTACCTGAGTATCTAAATCAATTACTTTTTCCATTAACTTTTTATTTCTCATTTTTTTCTCCATTTTCCACTCGAGATATCCAGTATTATTTTACTTTTAATTTGTTTGTTGTGTTTTTCTATAACGCTTTCTCTTATGATTTTATTATACTATGACTACGTTAAATAGTCAATATATTTCTTTTAATTTGTTAATGGTATTTTTGAGTTGTATTGACTTATTAAATATGTCGCGTATTTCTTAACGTCATTTAAGGTTTCTGTGGTCAACATTGTATGAACTTCCCTGTCTTTAAAAAAGATTCGAAACGCTCCCCATGTCTTGCAAATAAACCACTCACCATAAACATAAGCCCGCTTTTTCTCTCGATGATTCATGAAATTAAATTCTTTATCTTCTGCTTTAAACTCAATAATGTTATCAATCTTGGAAACCTGTTTTTTGATTTTTTCTTTCTCTGTATGTCTAATTCTGTCCTTTGCTTCGGATAGCTTTTTTTTAAATTCCTCTGGAATTTCTGCAAGCTGAAGCATCACGGCATTTTCTCTATCCATTAATCTATTGTATCTGCTCATATTACGCCCAGAACGTCCAGTAACTACCCAAGAAGGGTTATTCCCTTTTAAGGTTAAATGCTTCACGCACAGATCATAATAACGCTTTTTGAACCGCTGCAAGTCCTTTTTTAGATGGTATGACACACTTTGATTATCAGTTGTTTTTATTAGCTTTTTAACCTCATCATTCCAAGAATTAAACAGGTTTTGGATTTCCTTTGTATGATCTCTTTTGGTTGTTCTAAAAATCCAATGTGCATCATGTTCGCGGTCTTGTAACTTTTGATCAATTACATATGTTTCGATATCATCAATATCTATTTCAGGATATTCAAAGGCGTTTTCTTGATTTTTAAGATCATTCGAGCTTAGTTCCTTAGCAAGTGAAATTGTACTATCTGATTGTTTGGCATACCAACACTTAGAATAACGTGACCACCGGAACCCGGCCGCTTTCATCTGCTCCCGTATCTCTTCAGATGGTTTAGAACTAAAACGGATTTCAACACCGTTTTTTTCTTCGTTCAGTGTATATGTAACTGTTGTTTCTTTTTCTGCAGTTCCTTGAGCGTTTTCCTCTACTGTTTCGTTTGTTGTTTCGACTGAATCACCTGTTAAAAGGTTTTCTTTTTGAGCTGTGTCTCTTTTTGCCTTTACATATACAGTCTTTTCTGTTACCTCTTCAACCTCTTTCAACTCTGCAAAGTGAAAGCATCCTTTTTCAAGTAGTCTTTTGAAATTAGTTTCGGAAAAGTAAGCAGTGTTCGCTGAATTGCTTGAGCCAGTAAGCTCTTTATTTAATTTTTTATTCATTCTTATGAAAGATACAGACAATTTCCCGTTAAACTCTTGTTTTCTGGTTAATTTATAAACGTATCCTTGTTGTACGCCATATGTCAAAGGCTTATCAATTACAAGGTATGTTTGTCCCTCTTGAGCTTCTTCAATAGTCAGATCAATTGATACAGGTTTTACAACCTTTTTGACAACTTGTTTTTTAACTGGAATTAGCTTTGATTGTTCATTGATTTTGTTTTCTAAACCGTCGATGAATTTCACAAGTTTAGCTTGCGATTCTTCTTTATTATTCCAATCAAAGAAAGAAAAAGCGCGATTACCTTTTGCAATGATTTCCCCGTCTTTTTCGATATGCCAATTTGTTCGACTTGGATTGGCATGTTTAAAAACTGGATACTGAGAGACAACAACAGTTTCCATTTCTTCTTTTTGTCTCATTTTTTCAATGATTTTTCTAGACGTTTCTTTTTCGTTTTCACTTGCTGCACTATCGTTAATTGTTGCTTGAAGTTTTGCAATTTTAGCATGATCAATAGTGTAACCTTTTTTCGTTACCTTTTTGCCTGATTTACCTAGATCATATTTGCAAATATCAATAAGAATTATGTATCCGTCTTTTTCTGCAATACCATCCCATGATGCGGGATCAAAATAGTCAGTCATTGGATCGCTTTTGTCTTGTTTATATCCATATACCTTCCAGCCTCTTTTTTTAAGCTCTCCCATAATTTCAACCTTTGCCGTTCTTTTATCATAAATAGATAATGCCATTTTAAACAACTCCTTTTAATTTGTCATTTGATCTATTATTATATTATCATGACTATTTTAGATAGTCAATTATTTTTTATTAATATTTTTAATTTGTATGTAATTATATTTATAAGTCTGTGAAGGGTTTGGGATGGTGCAGACCAAAACATTTAAGGCAGCGAAGCTGTTTTAAATGTTTGTCAGCATCCCAAGGTTTTTCTTTCTATTCTTTTAATTTATATATTTAAATTATTTTCGTCTTTTCTAAAGAGTTAGGCTCAAAAACCATTGATATGACTGAACTTTTTCAAATGGTTAAGAGGTTTTTCCTCTTTACCTATCCATTTAACCAGTTTATGAGCAACTTCCTCATTCTTAAAGATGGTATGAATAATGTAATTTCCTCACCTTCTCTAATTGCTGACCTCCATATCCATTGAAGTAATTCAGATAATGCAAAAGCATCCTGATCAATTGATACGTCATACTTCTCTTTAAAATAGTTGTATAGAATAGTATTAACATATCTATTTATTGTATACGCTAAGTGTTTTTTATGTATAAATTCATTTGTAGCTCTTGCATTACATGAAACAAAACCTTTAGTATAACCGTTACCCTTGATCTTGCTTTTATGTTCTGCGTATGTTGTCCACATTGCTTCGTTACTTGTTGACTTGACTATATTATTAAAATAATTAAATACGTTATTCTTCACTTTTTTGAGTGTATAAGATGATTTATTTTTATACCAACTGGATGACAATGAAAAGTCTAATTGCCCAATCGCATTTAAGTTCCCTTCATAAATATTAATCTTATTCCTTATTTTTTCCTTGAGCTTTTTCTCATATTCATTATTATATTCAGTAAATGTATGCTGTCCGTTTTTAAATTCAGTGATGCATTTTTGATATTTGATGTTGTTTACATCGTAATAATACCTTTGAATTTGTGCATCAAACATATATGTAAGTATGTATACCTCATTAAATAAAGTGAATACATCTGAAGGGAAATTCCATATCAATATATTATCTTTAAAGTAAATTAGATTATTATTTAAAGCCATGTCACGTATATCATCGTATCGTGTCTCATAGTCCTTTTTCTCTTCATTCCATTTGACAAATTCGTCCTCAACATAAATTAATTCAGAATCAAACAATGTGGTTAAATCATGTTTCTTTACTTGTAATTGCTCAACAACTTTCATGACCTCATCTAATATTAAAGTATAATTCCCTGAAAGAATAAGCTCCTTTGTTTCATCATTTGCATTTTTGAAAAGGTTATGGGTGGCAACAATGTTTTTATTCTGTGATAAGAGTTCATGTAATGATTCAAATTTATATTGTGTTTTGTCTCCTTTCTTCTTCACCTTTGGTTCATACATTTGTCTATTATTTACGCTTTTTTTGATACGTTCAACTTCATTCAAGTATGGTGTTATGAATATAAAGTTTTCATCTTTACTAGCGTTATTCATTAGATTGATTGCGGCCGATGTTTTACCGCTCCCCATAATTGAATCCACAACTTTAATACTTGCCATTCTATACCCCCTTTTAATTATTATTTTTAACCATTGTAACAATAATTTCTCCATTCTAAGTGAAGGAACAAATATGGTTATAGGGTTCTTAATATCCCCACAATTTACAATCCAATTCAGCATTAATGATAAAGCATATGTATCCTCATCTAAGTTCGATAGTTCTTTATATTTCCTAGTTAAAAATGAGTTAGGAAAACAGTTAGCTGCAAAACATAAATAATTTTTCCTTTCCTTTTCTGATAACTGTCCATTGAGTGGAACAAATCTTTTTTTATTCCCCTTGAATTCTAATTGTCTAGCAAACTGTGTGAATGTTGTCCAGCAACGTTCTATACTTTTTGAACTGGTCTGATTATAAAAATAATTATTCATATTCCATTTTAATTGCCGCACATCCTCAGCATTTTTGGTGAACCATGTTTTACTGTAATCATATTTACTGTTGCCGCTTTGAAGAAGCTTTCCTTTTTTCTCATGAATTTTTAGATTATTTCTTAAAAGTTGTTTAGTTTCATTGGGAATGTTATTGCAAAAGAACACATCTTCCATAATATTAGATGGTGCTGAAATGCTGTGAATCGTGGTTGAAGTTAAAACATTATAAAGGGTAGATACATCTTCCCCATCTATCCACATTTGTTCGATTTTTAATAAGTCTTTCTTGTCCTCAACATATTCCAACACTTCAAAAATGAAATCATTCAAATTGTATTTTTTCCAATCTTTTTGTAACAGGTGTGAATGATGCAACCCATAGTGCAGATCAGTCACATGCTGTTCCCATCTTTTGAATACATTTGAACTACTGCCTATATACTTCAATGCCTTTCATTCACTATATCCTTTTAATTATTATATGTATTGATGAGCGATTACCATCACTCATCTTTTTTGATTACGCTTGATTCCAAAGTAAACAAACCATGAAACCGCAATTAGAACAAGCGTAACAATAAACACCGTATAAATAATGATCTGTGTTGTGCTGCTGAAGTATTGTTTGTTGAACAGGAATAGAACAAAGCATACAATAAACAATAAATGAGTAACCCATAATGGAATACGTTTCATGTTTTAAATTGTGTTTGATTATGTTATACTGTAGGTGAAGCTAGAGGATTACTCCTCTAGCCTGCTGTGTTATAGGCGTGTACGTCTGCGGTGCCTTGCCCGGTTTCGCTTTCGTATACGCTTTTTTCTTTGCTGTCTATGGCTTGTCTTGTTTCTTATTGCGGCTAACTTCTCAATAATGGTTAGTATATTGATTGTCAGCGTTGAAAGAGATAAGACAATAGCCAACACAACACCTACCCTATCAAACACAATGTTTTCCCCTCCTTTCTATACCTATAATTATATCATATTTAAACACCAATTAAAAGTATATTATGTGGTTTTATGGACGGTTTTATTTGTTGCTTATGGCTTGATCTGATAAGGATTAGCGGTAATGAATACAAATATACTAGGAATAGATTAAAGCTTGTCTGTGGGGCTGTGAGTGTGGTCAAAATGGAAATAAAAAAGACTCAGTTATAAAACTGAGTTATATACTTTTAATTTGTTTTTATAATATTGTTTATCTATATAACCTAAAATAGGTTTGTTATTGTAAAGTAACGTTAATTCAACAAGCACCTGTCCTTTATTGAATACAGGATTTTCAGTTATTACCTTAACCCAAAAATTATAATTGTTTTCAAGTAGGTTGTCTATGTCTTCTTCTGTGATAGTCTCAACGTTTTTTAGTTGCTTGTACATTATGTAATGTTTCCGTATGTCGTTATTCCATTCTTTATTGGATAGCTTTAATACATCGTAACTGTTGAAATAATATATCTGCTTTTGTGTCATTGTGTGTTCTCCTTTCTTGATTCTCGATGTTTCTTTACTAGCTCTTTAAGTCTTCGTGTTGCTTCGATTTCCTGACACTCCCCTTTCGCAACTGAAAGGCGATACTTTGCCCATTGTTTCGTCGAATCATCTAAACCCCAACTGAAACGTAAAAGAGTCATAACGTTTAGATCATTATTATGTTCAGCATGTGCAAACTCTTTAAACCATTTGCCTGTTTGGATAAATCTTAATGAACGCTTTCTAGACTTCTCACATTGTTTTCTTGTTCATTGTCATTTCCTCTTTCAGTTATATATGTATCGCTTAACTATATTTAAATTGTATCATGACTATTAAAGATAGTCAATACACTTCTTTTAATTTGTTTGTTTTTTAGAGAATAATATAGGTAAGGGGAAAGGGTTATTATTTGGTATAAGTGTGTTAGATAAAAAATAAGTCTTCGACTCGCCGCCCGCTGTTATCCAAACGATGCTTTATTAAAAAAGAGTGTGCTCTCTCATTTGATTACAGTTTCAATTTTTTTAAAATTTTTTGTTGAAATGGTTGACTTTTTAACATTATATTGTTCTCACTTTTTTTCTGAATCAAGATTCAATAAATCAAGTTATAACTACCCTTATAACCGTAAATGAATACCATATATTAGGCTATATAGGGGGGTATATAAACATCCAAAATAGCAAAAAAGGGAACAAATTTTCCCCTGGCACTTCCATTTCCACACCATGATTATTTTTTTGATTTCTCCTCCCAATCACCTAATTTCAATCGTAGTTGCTATCGTAAAATCCTTATAAGCTAACATTGTTCAATCTCTCCCCTCCCTCTAAATCATTCCTTATCCTACTCAAATAATAACTAATCCCTTCTCCCCCAATTATTTAACGATTAACAATGTTTCTTTTTCTCAATTTATTTAAAAAAATCCGCAACATTAACTTTTTTTAAATTTTTGTGTGCTTATACGATAAATGAAAATAAAAAAAGACGATAAACAATTATCGTCTGTCATTCCTCTTCTAAAGCTAAAATCGGTTGGAAAAATAAAAAGTTTCATTACAAAAATAGAGACCGTCATTTCTGTCCATCTCTATTTATGATCCTGTCCCACATCATTTTCTTTCTATTAAAACTTTCTGTTACGGCTTTTTCGAATAAAGAAGAAACAAGTTACTAAAGTTAAAAATCCAAAAACAATTCCTCCTGTTTTTAAATTTTTAAACCATCTTATTTTATTAGATTGATCTAAAGCGTTATTAATATCTAACACTCCATGGCCATATTCATATTTACTTCCAAGAGGTATAGCTGTTTGAGAGAGAATATTTTTAATCTCATCATTTGATAAACTCTTATTCTGTTCTATCATAAGAGCAACAACACCTGTCGCATATGCTGCAGAGATTGAAGTTCCACTTCTTTTTATATATTTTCCATTCAAAGAGTTACTTAATATCTCTTCTCCTGGCGCCAAAAAATCAATGCCATTTCCTCGACTAGTCCTAAACCATCTTTTCTTATTTTTTCCTAGAGCCCCAACACCTAAGACCTCATCATACTTAGCTGGGTATGTAACTGTATCATTTACAGAGTATCCATTATTCCCTACAGATGATATCACAACGATCCCTTTTTGGTGTGCTTCTTTTATAGCTTTATGTAAGCTTTCAGACTTTTTGTCACCTCCTAAACTCATAGAGATGATATCGACATTATTGGCAATTGCCCATTGAATACCTTTAATTAAATCATCATAACTCCCTGAAAGTTTTTTGTCTAAAACCTTTACAGCATATATATCTGCCTTTGGAGCAATTGAATTAATAATCCCTGCTATATGTGTCCCATGCCCATTTAAATCAACGTAATTATCCGTTTCTTTAAATGATATTCCCCCTTTGATAGTTATTTGGTTCTTTTTTTTACTAATGCCTGAATCAAGTAGAGCAATTGAGACTCCTTCTCCCTTTAGATTATATTTCTCTCTGATTGTTTTAACTTCTCTGTATTGATTTTTTAAATATTCTTCCTCGGATAATCCATATGTCTCAAAAATTGGACAAAACAAAAAAATAACACAGCAAAATAATAATAGAATTAATACTTTTTTCATTTATTTCTCCTTTTTTTATGAAATTAAGAATAAAAATCCCTGTTCACTATTGAATAATAACCCAACCATGGTATAATAATCTAGAATTTTTTAATATTAGGAGGAGAAAAATGATTAAAAATTCAAAGAAGTTCATTTTCTTTTTAACCGCTCTGGTAATGTTCTTTAGTATTATTGGAACATCAGCGGCGCAAGCAATTGAGAGTAACACACCACCAGAAGAAATAACTCAACCTAAAAACCTGACAAGTCTATCTGACAAAGAGTTGCTGAACCTTGATATTGATGACTTAATAAAAGATAAAAAATTAGTGTCTTACATAGAAAATGAAAACACTAACCCAACGACTGAAGAAGTGAAAAAAGCTGAAAAGCTGATAGAGGATTTGTCAGAATCAGATATACTAATTGATGATGAAACTTTAGCCTATATAGACACTATTAATCCAGATATAGACCAAGAGATTCTTGATCAGATGGATCAAGATATTGATGATGAACAATTAACTTATGAAGTTGAGGGACAATTTGCAGGATTAGCAGCTAGGGTCATACTTTCTCAAGTTAAATCTTTGTTAAAAAAATTTGGAATTAAAGCACTTAAACCTTCATTTCATTTGGTAGTACGCATGGTTCAACGAAATATTTCTCCTGGTGATGTGCTCGATGCCATTAGAAAAGGGAAAAAATATTATGATCCAAAATATAAATCAACAGTTTATTATTATAAAGGCGTAGCTGTAGCGAAAAAAGGGAACACTTTAACGACTACTTACCGTTCAAAAAAACCAAAAGCACGTTGGAAATAATAAGGAGGTTCCAATGAGATCTTTCATAACTTATGATAAAGAAGCTGAATTAGGATATATATATGTTTTACCCCCTTCCAGGAAAATTAAAATTGAGTCTACAGATGAATTAGAGGTCAATGAGGATATCATGCTTGATGTTGACGTGGAGGATAGAATTGTTGGAATAGAGTTATTTGGGGATTCTGCACATGCTTTGAAAGAATTGGCGGGCACAAAAAAAATCTATTCCAAGTCTTTGAATGAAGATAATGAAAGTGTAGTTTATAGTCTCAGATTATCTGATAAAGAAGTGAATAAAACATTTAACGCTTTTGGCCTTTCTTTTTGTTTTAGTGATGATAAGTTTGAAGAGTTTGTCGGTTTTGATATTAATGATATATCAAAGTATGATGAAAAATTATTAGACAAAATGGTAAAGTAATAGATTGTTATTTGTAAGGGACTGATGTAGTAACTATTCTCAGTCCCTTATTTTTGTTGCAATATCTTTGAGCATAAACATTTTGAAGTCTCCCCTTTTCTAACTTTCTAACACTGTCTTATCATTTAGATTTAAAAAAGACGCTCTGTTCTGACCATCCCCTTTCAATTACTGTATGCATCTTTCCTGTTTCCTAATAATATCAGCACTTTAAGGCTACATCTGTTTGTTGTTTAATTAACCACCTTCAAGCATTATTATAACTAAATTCTAAACTCTCTGCTTTACCTAAGGAAAAGCACATAATAGCCAATTCTCTTCCCCTTGCGAGTTAACAGATCTATTTGAAGTAATTGAGTTGGATGAATAATTCAACTCAAAATATATAGACAAAAACTAATTAAAAGTATATAATAAACAAAAATGAACGGAGGGTGATGAAATGTAAGGGGATTTTAAGAAAGCTAAGTCTAAAGAGATTACATAAACAGGAGTGATGTTAATGAAAAATAAACAGACAAACCAGGAGGAGCTTCATGTTACTAAATAATACTGAAGGTTACACCTTGACAGAAGACGTAAAAGTAAATAATAACGGTGATACATACACTATTCGAGTAGAAATTAACCGAGAATTGTCTATAGGGGAAACAGCTTTTGTAGGGAATACAAGAAACAAGATTAAAAGATTGAGTGAAAAAGAATTCATGTTTATTAGAAAAGAAGCAGCCCTTAATGATCGGATTTCGAACAAGCAATTAAACGAATTAAAAAGAGTCTTTGAAAATGAATTTGGTAATGGTGTTTGCTTATCTCCTTCAGAAAAGGTAAAACACATTAAAGCAGTTTTAGAAAGGAATCCTTGGATTGAAGACATAACCTTTTCGTCTTGTTCCTGTAATGCAACTGACGAGGATATTCATGCTTTACTGGATGAGCTTTCATCATACATAACTGATATTAAAATATAATACGAATTAAAAGAACAAAGAGGAGAAATGCTTTATTGGAGAATAAACAGTTTTATACATACAAGTTCAACTCTTCTAGACTTAAAGAATTTGGCTATAACATATCATTATCATTCGAAGAAGCTCAAGAGTACAACGAAGTTATTGCTTTATTTGATAATCAAATTTTAAGATCTATTAGGGACATAAAAAACAGGGAAGTTGACTACACATACCTTGAATTACTTAACAAAGAGAAGGAAACTTTACAAAGACTAAATCATTCACAGGATATTTCAAAGAAGTTGAAGGGTATCCAAAATGAAATTAATGAAATTCTGTTTATTCCAGAATACATAACAATTAAAATGGATCATCCCAGTCATTATAAAGATTTACATAAAAATGGACTCACTTTAAATAATAAAAAGTTTATTCGATTCTCGTCTTCCGCGGGACAAGCAAGGGTTTCAACTGTTGTATTTATCGAAGAAGAGACTGCCAAAAGACTTAATCAAATTCTGGATAACGGAAGAGATTTAAACAAAGCCCTAGTCCCTTCTAAATTTAATGCTTATAAGGGGTTATCTGGCAGTGCTACCCAAGTGGTTAGTACTCCGCGATTTTGCTTAGTTCCTGATTACTATAGCGATACAAAAGTTAAAGTGAACTTTGTAACTGAAACAGACTATGAAGATGATGACATTATTGAAATTAAGGATATTGTTGAATCATTTAACCGTTTTGATGGACAAGGTTTAATTAGCTACGAAATGGCTAAAAAGTGGGCAGAGGAATTAGGTTTAGACTATGTCCCAGCGCAATGGTGTATCAGACAGAACTTTATTAAAGGAATGCTAAATACCTTCCCTATTCATGAGTTTTGCGAAAAAGTAAACAATGGGAATTATAGAATCAGAACATCTTATAAAGACTCTGACGGGAACCCAAAAATTGTGGATTTAAGGGATATTGATGTTATCCTCACTGAAAGCCAATTTAAACTCTGGGACAGCTTCCCTTCCATTGAGGTTTATGAAAATAACTGTAAAAAGAATAACTTAAAATGGGGAGTTTCACTGCACAGCCCCAAAAAAGATAAAGACATTTTGAAAATGAACTATCAATTTTTACAGACTCTGAATCTAAACCATGAAGACATTGAAAAGATCTGTGAGAAATTTGTTAACTGGATAACCGGGGTCAATTCAGGCAACATCTATTACACCATCTTGTTTCTGCTGGGTACTGATGTCACAGACGAAAAAATTACGAATTACATGGAGAAATCTGATAATCATTGGGTTAAGTCTTTAATAGTTAACCCTGACTTAATCAACGACAAATACATAAAAAAGAAAATTTATGACTTAATGAAAAAGAAAATCCAACGCGGATGCCTTGGGGACATAATCTTAGATGGCAACTTCCAGACTCTTGTTAGCGATCCCTATGCGATGATGCAGCACGTTTGTGGGCTAGAGGTAACAGGGCTTTTAGGTAAGCGTGAATACTACTCAAATTATTGGAATCAAAAAGGGGCCAAATATGTTGACAGTATGCGCGCTCCCCTCACCTATCGCAGTGAACATTTGATTTTGAATCTAAAACGAAATGAGCAGTTGGATTATTGGTACAGACATAATTACACAGGCATCATTGTGAATGTGCATGGATCGGAAACAATGAATTGGGCTGGTAGTGATTTTGACTATGACATTATTGCAACAACTTCGGATAAAACAGTATTAAAAGGGGTTTATAAAGATGAGTTGCCAGTGGCCTACACCCCTCCCACTTCAACCAAAAAGGTTTTGACTGAGGAAGATTTATTCAATGCAGACCTTTTTTCATTTGGCTCGATTATTGGTTCAATCACCAATAAAAGCACGAGTGGCTATGCTCTTCTTTCTCAGCTTGATACTGATTCTGAAGAGTATCTCGCCACATTAAATCGAGTAAAAATGTGTACCAAATTGCAAAGTGCTCAAATTGATAAGGCCAAAATTGGACGAGAAGTTAAAGGTATTCCTTCGCGCTGGATTAATTATCAAAAGATCAAAAAAGATGACTCGGAGAATGTTAAGACAACTAAGGAATTTTACAATAAAATCTTATTGGATAAACACCCTTATTTTTTTATTTATTTATACAAAGGAACTAAAAACAAATACAAAAAACATGTCAAAACCTATGATATCACTTGCAAGCAGAAATTTGGGATTAGTCTTCAGGAGCTCAAGAAAGTAAAACGAAAAACAAAGGAGCAACATGAATTCCTTAGGTTATTTGAAAGGTTTAATCCTGTGATTGAGAGTGACTGTGTAATGAACAGACTCTGTAAGTACATTGAATCCGTTGACTTTGGTATTAGAAACATTGTTAACAAGGATGTCGATGATGAAGTTTACCAGTTTTATATGAATGATACCGTTGAATTTGATGAATCACGTTACAGGAATGTAGCAAAAGTATATCAAAAACATAAAAAAAGCATTAATCAATCTTTTTCATTGGGAACAAATAGTAGCGGAGATAAAAATTTATATGATTCAGATCTCTGCAGCAATTTCTCTAATTCCCTAGAGTTATTCAAACAAAGAATCAATGATATTTGCTCCAATATTTACGAGGCAGTTAATTACCTTGTTCGCTTATTTTATGTTGATGAAAAGAGCTCAAATAAAGAGATTCTATGGCATCTCTATGGCAAATACATATTTGAAAACGTAAAAGCAAAACGTAAAAGCTTCAACATCCCTGTACTTGATCAAGAAGGTGATATTAACTACCTTAATAAACATTACTCATTAAGAAAGGTGTGTCTATGATAGACAAATTTAAGTTTAAAGAGAAAGAATATGCAGAAGCAATTATTGAAAATGGATTCATTTCAAAGAACCTCAATTATGAACTGAAGTTATTGGCAATGTACTATAAAGAATTAGGGTATAAGCCTAAAAAACGTGAAGAGCTCCTTTATGATTTCTGCAAAAAGAACATTGAAAACTTTAGTCGGGTTCTTTATTACAAAAAAATTAATTCGGTACTTAATTATGCAAGAAAAAAAGAAAATATTTTAATCAATGCAAATGAAATTGATATAACGGAGAATGAACTTCGATTTATTGATTCTTTAGATATCAACCATCAACAAAAAAAGCTCTGCTTTACCCTTCTTGTCTTAGCAAAATTATATTCGACAGTTCATCACATCAAATACGGGAAGCATACAACAGAACACTATTTTGGCGGAAACAACAAAAGATACAAAGAACTTATAGATGCTTCTCATACTTCGCTAACTGCCAACAAGCTGCATCAAAACATTGGCGAATTGGCCAAGAAGGATATTGTTGAAATTCGGAATAAAGGATTTATTAAATTAAGTTTTATCTATGGTATTGAACCCGGCGGAGAAACGGCTATTAAAATAAAATCGTTTGACAGTATCGGTCTCTATTATGATCTGCACACTGGTCAAAAGAAAGTTAAATCATGCGTCAATTGCCAAACTCCATTTAGATTTAAAAGTAACAAATCTAAATACTGCCCACCTTGTGCATCCGTAATAGCAAAAGAAAAAACAAGGACAAGAGTAAGAAAACATCGAAATGTAACGCTTTAGAAAAATGCTAAATCCCTTGATATATAAGCATTTTTGAACCATACATAAATTTTTATATTATGGATAGATACATAAAATTAAACTTACATTTAGGAGGAAATAAGAATGAATAAAAAAGAACTAATTGGTGCAGTTGCAGAGGCTACAGAACTAACAAAGAAAGATGTCGAATTGGTTGTTGACTCAACATTTGATGTAATCACATCTGCTCTAAAAGATGGTGAAAAAGTTAAAGTGCACGGTTTTGGCAGTTTCGAAGTGCGAGAGCGTGCTGCACGCAAGGGGCGTAACCCTCAATCAGGGGAAGAAATTGAAATCCCAGCAACAAAAGCACCAGCATTTAAAGCTGCTAAAGCTCTTAAAGATGCTATCAAACAATAATTAAAAGGAGAATTATTCTGTTGGTTGAGTTTAACTATGATGATTTAGAAAAAGTAATATTAAAAAATGCAAAGAAGCACAATATTACGATTACCAAAGAACAGATCGAGCTTTTCTTCGCCTCAGAGGAAGAGTATATGAGGAGTATTGGTTTAATCTCTTCAGAATAATTACTCCTCTTCCCTCCACTTCAATTTGAAGTGGGTCGGATAATAGTCATTTGCGAGGGATCGAGGTTAGCTAGCTCGCCTGTATCTCTAGGAGACAGGCAAGTGGCTATTATCGGACGAAAACTGTCAATAAGACCTTTGCTACTAACTACTTTGTAGGGTGAACCCATCACAGTCTTATTATGGGTGACAGTTTTGTCTTAAATTAATTGCGGTGTACAGCTTCGGCTTGCACTTAGATGAGGCGGATGCGTCTTCCTCATCTGAATACTGCCCTTCGACTATTCGAATTAGGCATAAAATTTTTCCGGGTTAGCGATTTTTCTATAATCGTAAAATAAGTGAATTGGCATTTGAGCGTTTGATCACCGCTCCCCTTTCACTGAAAAGGATTATTTTCGGTCTTGTCTTTTCAAAACTATTCTATTTGTGCTTGCGTTGCCTACGGGTCTTTCCGGAATGTGCTTCCGAGCCTTCCGGTGCGCAGGCGATCCTAGGGGCGCATGTTCCTCGGTGGCGATGCGGTCTCCAAAACCGCGTGGGCAGGTTCGATCCCTGTCGCCCCTGTACAAAAGGGTCTTGCAAGATGCAAGTCGCCTTATTAACGAAAAAGGAGAAGATGTGAATGTCAAAAATCGCACTATTTGAAGCTCTCCCTTTAAGAAATACTATTTCCAAACGTATTCAAGAACTCTTGCAAGAAAGAGATAGCGTTGCCTATGTTGAACACGACAAAGATGAACCATACACTAAACCAACAAAAACTATTGATAAAATCACAACAGAGTTGGAAGTTGCAAGGAAAGATTATCGTGACCTTGTAGTGTTGATGGCCGAAGCAAACCTATATGCTAAAGTTGTATGGGATGAAAAAGAGTTGTCTATAACGGAAGCTCTTGAGTTAGCTCAACAACTAAGAGGTGAAGCTAATAAACTTAAAAACTATGGACGTTCGAAACAAACTGAACGACTAGCATCATATTCTGATGTTGTGAGTTATCGTGAAGCCATGTTTGAACCTGAGAAAATGAAATCTAAAGGATTAAAACTTGAAAGAATGGCGAATCGCTTATCAAATGCAAATGAAAAAGCAAATCATAACTATGAAATTGAGTTTGAGGCTGCTAATAAGTATCTATAAATGCTGAGCTTTTGCCTTAGCTATGAGGGTGAAAATTATTTCACCTTCATAGCTGGTGTAAAAATCATCAGCTTGGAGCGTCAGAGAAGTAGAGAGCCGCCTTGGTTTGGAGCGTATCCAAACTGCAATACCGATAAAATTACAATTTTTTTGTAGGATGGGAAACGGATAACGTTTAACAGCTTACGTTTCACGCTCTTTACAGTTTTACGGACGTTAGATATTTTTATTTGGTCATATTTAGACGAAAAAATTTCACTCTGTTCTCTGCTGCTCCATTTTTAGCTCATCTACCATGTGTAGAAAGAGTTTCTGAAGACGTCTAAAAAGACGTCTCAGACCGTTGACAAAACAGGTCGGATTTTAAAAATCCGACCTGTTTTTGTCCATTTTATTCTATTATTTCGATCAGAAGGCTGGCGGTTAGGACCTTTCCAGGTCCAATTCGCCAGCTTTTTCAGATTCATGGCAGCGAAAACAAGCATCGCCTGCATGGACAATTTTTTCTTTCCCCGTAAGGTTGTCCAGCGCAAGCCATGCTTATGTTTTAAATCGGCAAAAACTCGTTCGATCGTCTCTTTACGTTTGGCATAGATTTGTTTATTCTCTTCCGTATGCCGAAGATGATCAGCTTCGTCTAAATGATCCTGCCAGATATGTCTGTGAATCATCTTTCGATGATCTCTACTTTCTGTACACGTATGTAGTAATGGACATTGTTTACATCGATTTGGATCTGAAGCATACTCTCGATAACCTTGCCGATTGGTTGTGCGATAGGAGAGAATATGGTCTTGCGGGCAGATATAGACATCATAAAATTCATCGTAAACATACTCGTGTTTTCTCATGAATCCTTTTTTGGTTTGCGGACGCGTGTAAGGCATAACAGGGCGAACGTTTTCTTCATGAAGAAATTTTGCGATAACCGGTGTTTTGTATCCGGCATCAACTGCGACCGTATGAGGCTTGGCGACGCGCTCTTTCACTTGTTGAAACAGGGTCGTGAACACTTGGCTGTCATGAATATTGGCAGGCTCAACAACCGTCCCCAGCACAAATCCGTTCCGGTCACAAGCTGTATGAAAACCATAAGCAAAAAGGCGTTCCCGTTCACCCTTTACAAAATAGCCGCTCTCAGGATCTGTTGTACTTTCTTTTATTTCTCGTTCTTCTGAGCATTGCCTGGGCTTTAAGGGCTTTTTGCCGTTGGCTTCGCGATCGGCATTAATTTCTTGATCTAACTGTTCCTGATAAGCTCTTGTTTCTTTTCTTACGATCTTTTTCACAAACTTTTTCTTATTGGCATTCGCTTTGACATGTGTGCTGTCGATGAAGGCAACCGAAGGATCGACGAGGCCGAGATCCATGGCCTGACGTAAAATCCTATAGAAGATTGTTTCAAATAGGTCTGTGTCATGAAAGCGACGTTCATAGTTTTTACTGAAGGTTGAAAAGTGAGGGATTTTTTCAGAGAATCCATATCCAATAAACCAGCGATAGGCTACATCAGTTTCGATTCGCTTAATGGTTTCGCGCATGGAGCGATGACCAAACACGTATTGAATGAGCACCATTTTAATCAGTACAACAGGATCAATACTTGGACGCCCTTTTGAAGAATAAAGAGGGGCAACTTTTTGATAAATAAATGAAAAATCAATGGCTTCTTCCATCTTCCTGACCAAATGGTCTTCAGGTACAAGCTCACTTAAGGCAACGACTTCAAGCTGTTCACGCTGATCTTTAGAGTGTTTGGTCAACATGGTAAAACCTCCAAAAATTAGATTCCACACACATTTTAACAAAAAAAGCTTGTCGATCAAGCCACTTTTTTGTGACTTTGTCGACAAGCTGAGACGTCTAAAAAGACGTCTTTTGTTATTTGTAAATTCCTTCGGGTGTTTTCCCTCAACACCTATCCGATTTATTCATTTCTTATTTTTCCCCTCTATCTCCTCTTTTCGGATTGGCCGATGCTATCGGATCATCGGACTTCCGAAGGAATTTATTTTAGTTTTATATATTAATTAAAAGGATTATAAGGAGGAATACTTGTATGGCAAGCAAAAAAGTTCATCAAGTTAATTTGAAAGGTTTTTTTGATATGGATGTAATGGAAATTACCGAACAAACCAAAGAAACTGAGTATACTTATGATTTTAAAGAAATTCTTTCTGAGTTTAGTGGAAAAAACGTGTCAATCACAATCAAAGAAGAAAATGAACTTCCTGTTAAAGAAGATGAGTAGGATGGTGATTGAATGACAGCAGTTTTGAACCCCGCTCTTCAACGTGATAAAGATGAATCATTTACTGATTACCACATTAGATTATTTAAAAATAAAGATACATACAATATTGATACAAAAACTATTGCAGAGCTGCTGAACAAGGAACATGGCTCTCATTATGATGAGAGTAAGTGGCGTAAAGATTATAAGCAATACGAGCGCTGGTATGCTTACATAATGTCTAAAAACATTGACAAAGATATTCAAGATAAATACCAAGAACTTTTTATTGAATCTGAAAAAGCTAAAGTTAGAAAACGGGATCAAAATAGAGAATTTGCTAAAAAGATCCGTAATCAGGCTCGTTTTGAAAAGATTAAAGATGATGTAGTTGAAGCTATTTTAAACTTAGAATCAAAGCGGCCGCTCAATTTCACTTCCCCATCCTCTGTCGCAACTGAAAAGCATGGGCTTGCTCTTTTTAGTGACTGGCATTTTGGAATGGAGATTGATAACCGAATTAACAAATTTAACAAAGAAATTTTCAATGAACGAGTGGAACATTTAACAAGTAAAGTCATTGAATATGGAAAGTTGAATCACATTTCTACGCTGCATATTGCAAACCTCGGCGATTTAATCGGCGGGCTCATTCATGTTTCAACGAGAGTGCAAGCAAACGAAGATGCTGTTGAACAAATAAAATACGTATCAGAAACTCTTGCTGAAGTGTTGGCTAAGTTTGCTTCCGAGTTCCAAGAGATTAGATTCTATAATGTTGCAGGAAATCATGGTCGCCTCTCCCCTTCTAAAAACGATGTTGGGATCAAGGAAAATTTTGAATACCTTATCAATTGGTATTTAGAAGCTAGGTTAAGAGACATTGAAAACATCTCTATTGAACCTGAGCAAGATGGTTTTATTCCAGCAAAAATCAATAATAGTGAAGTCGTTTTTGTTCACGGACACTATGATCGAGTTGATCAGTGTGTAACACGCTTGCCTCAATTATTAGGCTATATCCCTTCATACATATTCGGTGGCCACATTCATCACAATTATGAAAAAGAATACGGCAGCACGACCGTTGTAGTGAACGGCGCTTTAGTTGGCGCTGACGATTATGCAATGCAAGGACGTTTTGGCACAAGACCATCACAGAAATTTTTGGTTTTTGATGATGAGGGTATTGAGGCTACATACATAATTCGTTTTAAATCCTAGATCTAAATAAATCTTTAATTTTATCAAAAATCGATGAGGATGATGAAGATGGATAAAACAGAAGAAATTGAATTGATGAACAGACGTTTGGAACAACTTATTAAATTGAAACAGTCCAGCAGCATTTAAAAAAAAGGAACCCACCGTTAAGTGGATTCCAATTAGGGCTATTTCTTTTTAAAGATGATGTCCAGAGCTAACAGGATAATACAACCTACAAGAATGATGATTGAGATAATATTTGACCCGAAGCCAGTGTTCCAGTTTTTCCAAATTGAGTAGACTTGGAAAAGGAGCAAAAGGATAACTGCTAACCTAAATGGCAATGTAAATGATTTAATGGTTATCACCTATTCTCTATACGCATTGTCGTATTACGTTTGATATGTTGAAGAAATCAAGAAAAGCCTCTCCTACATCCTTTGGCAGGTTATTGGTTGTTCTTTTTACAGCTTCTTTCCAAGCGTCTACTGTTCTCCATCTTTGCTTTTTCAAGCTTTTGTACTTAGAGTAAATTCTGTCAACGGTTTTCTTTACGCCGCCGAGTAAGTTGATGGCTTTTTTCAATTTGACAATCTTAGAGAGTGGGAAGCCGACAGTCCCAATCATAAGACCAACAGCGATTACGCAGTCCCACGCTCCAGCGGGTTGAATTGCAGAACTGTCAGCAGATGTTTTAGATTCTTTTACATCTACATCAGATAAAGACGGAACAACTAAATTATCACCGTTTGTAGTGACTTCAACCCCTGTTTTTTCTGTTAACCAACTAGCCACTTTTTCGGGACCTTGTTTTTCAACACTAGCTGGCAACTGCTCAATGCCTTCTAAGAATTTAACAAAATCACTGTCTGGTGAAAGAAGTTCACTCTCTAAACTTCCTGCTGGTGCATCAATTCCCCCCTCTTCCTTTGCTGATGCGAAGGACGGTGTGATGGTCGCAAAAGCTAGTAGAAAGGCTAAAAAGAATGGAAAATATTTTTTCATATCGTCCCCCCCCCCTTTGTTTTAAATATTTTTAAGCCCTTTCACCGCAACTATATCATATTACCAAATACAAATAAACAATTTATACCATAATTAGTACTTAATTACCACTCTCTCTGTATTTAACTAATCTTTATTAAATATAAATATTTAAATACAGAGAGGATAAAATAAAAACACCTTTTTAGAACGCCCAGTGATGATTGAGGCCTCTTCTCCTCTACCTCTTATTGCTGGGCGTTTTATAAAATGTGTTTTACTAACAATATTGGAGGTGAATCAATGGCTACACAAAAACTTATGTGCTCCTGCTGTGGGAAAGCTCAAGCTATTTCTCAGTTTTATAAATCTGAATCCTTGTTTAACGCAGCTACAGGAAAACTAACAGTCTGTAAGATGTGTCTTCAAACTGAATACAAGAAAGACCCTGAAAATTTAACACATGTACAAAACATTTTACGTATGATTGACCGCCCTTTTATTTATGATATTTGGATAGCTTCAATAGATGAAGCAAAAACAAAAGCTAAGAATGGCGATGCTAATGTTTTTGGTGTCTACATGAAAAATATCGGAATGAAAGATTTCATCTCCAAAAATTGGTCAGATAGCGAATATGATTTTGAAGAAGAACAAGAACATACAAAGAAAATGTTGCTTGCTAAAAGCGATGAAAATGTGACACAGGAAGACATTGATGAATTCATTCAGTTTTGGGGACGCGGTCTATCTATTGAGGATTATTTATGGCTTCAGAATGAGTACATAGACTTTACAAATAGATATGAATGCGACTCTAAAGGAATGGAACTGCTTATAAATCAAATTTGTCTAACAATGCTGGATATTCGTAAGCGTCGTGAAAATGGAGAGAAAGTCGACCAGCAGCAAAAAACACTCCAGGATTTATTGGGATCGAGTAATCTAAAACCAGTTCAAGAATCAGGCGCTAGCGGTGTTGAACAAGAGACCTTCGGTACATTGATAAAAAAATATGAAAACGAAAGGCCAATTCCAGAACCTGAACCTCGCTGGAAAGATCCTGATAAGATTGGTAAGTACATAAAAGTATTTTTCTTAGGCCACTTATCAAGGATGCTTGGTATTAAGAATGACTATTCAAATGAATATTGGGACGAAATGAAAAAGCACACTGTTGAAGAGCCTGTAGATGAAGAAGATGACGAGGTAAACGAAAATGGCCTCATACAGTAACTTTACAACAGATCGAAAAAAACATAGTAGAGGGATTAATCTCTTCAATAAAGGCAAGAACTTCAACAAAAAATCTAAATCAGAAAGACTGATGGATGGCATTGGTGCTTGGGCTTCTTTTTATCGAGCTAACCCCCATCGATTTGTAAAAGAATACTTAGGAATAACCCTTAAATTATTTCAATGCATTTTGATTTATATGATGGTTCACAACCATTATTTCATGTATTTAGCTAGTCGCGGACAGGGTAAAACTTGGTTAACGTCGGTGTACTGCTGTGTTCAAGCCATACTATTTCCTGGTACAAAGATAGTCATTGCTTCAGGAACTAAAGGACAAGCAAGAGAAGTTATTGAAAAAATTGATGATTTGCGAAAAGAGTCCCCGAATTTAAAACGAGAAATTGAGGACTTAAAAACTTCAACTAATGACGCAAGGGTTGAATTCCATAATGGTAGTTGGATTAAAATTGTTGCATCAAACGACGGAGCTCGCTCAAAACGTGCAAACCTTTTAATTGTGGACGAGTTCAGAATGGTCGATTTTGAGATCATTAGCAAAGTACTGAGAAAGTTTCTTACCGCTCCAAGGTCTCCAAAATATCTTGAAAAAGAAGAATATGCTCATTTAAAAGAACGAAACAAAGAAATTTACTTATCCTCCTGCTGGTATAAAGTTCACTGGTCATACGGCAGATTTGTAACCTATTTTAACGCAATGATGAAAGGATCAAAGTATTTTGTATGCGGTCTTCCTTATCAAATTGCTATTAGAGAAGGACTCCTCGATAAAGACCAAGTAAAGGACGAAATGTCTGAAGAAGACTTTGACCCCATTGGCTGGTCAATGGAAATGGAAGCATTGTGGTTCGGAGAATCTGAAAAAGCTTATTTTAAATTTGAAGACCTTGAAAAAAATCGAAAGCTCGCCTCTCCCCTATTCCCGCCTGATTACTATGACCTCATTAAAGATTCTAATTTTAAATTTGAAAACAAAAAACCTGGAGAATTAAGGTTAATTAGCAACGACATCGCTGGCATGGCAGGCAAAGACAATGACGCTAGTGTGTATACCGTTTTCAGATTAATTCCAAATTCTAATGGTTATGATAGACACATTGTTTATATGGAGAGCATAGTTGGTGGACACACAGGTTCACAAGCAACTAGGATAAGACAATTATTCGAAGATTATGCATGTGATTACATTGTGCTAGATACTCAAAGCATTGGTCTAGGTGTATATGATGCGCTTTGTCAGCCTCTATATGATAAAGAAAGAGCTAAAGAATATGAACCGCTCTCTTGTATCAATGACGAAAAAATGGCTGAACGTTGCACATATCAAAATGCTAAAAAACTCATTTACAGTATTAAAGGTAACGCTCAATTAAATAGTGAGATTGCAGTTCTTCTTAAAGATGGATTTAAACGAGGAAAAATTAAAATCCCTATTAATGAAAATGAAGGGCGAGAATATTTGAAGCGATTCAAAGGATACGAAGCCTTACCGGAAGAAACCAAGGCCAAATTTATCTCATCTTATGTCCAAATCACCTTGTTAATCAATGAAATGATAAACCTTGAAGCTGAGTACAACGATAATGGTCAAGTTAAGCTAAAAGAACCTAAGAGTAAACGGAAAGACAGATATAGTTCCGTGGCATACGGAAATTATGTAGCCACTCTTTTAGAACGGAAACTCAACAAACAAACAGAATATGACACTGATGATGATCTTGTCTACTTTTAAAAGAAATGAGGTGAAGTATGACTGGTATTAAAAAAATCGATATTGAATCGGAGGAGTACAAAAAGCTGCTGAACGATTACAGCACCTATGTGTCTACTTTTGCATCTGGCTTTGTTTCTAACTTATTTTCTCAAGGTATTATAAGCGAAGTAGATGCTAAGCAGTTAAAAGAATACTTTTCTGATCCTGATGAATTTCAGGAAGAGATAGAAGATCTTGCTCAATATTTCTATATTTCAACCGCTGAGATTCATCAACTATTTGAGTTAATTGAAGCCCTCCCCACTTTGAATTATAAAATTGATTCCTTTACAAAAAGCAAGTCCTCTGATAAGCACATATCCCTTTTAAATAAAGCCCTCCATAAAGTAAAGCATAAAAGATTAACACGCGACTTGCTAAAACAAACTGCAGCAGCAGGAACACTCGTTGGAATTTGGCTAGGAGACGATAAATCCCCCTACCCTTTTGTGTTCGACAGCGTTAAATATGTTTTTCCAGCTTTCAGAAGAAATGGTGATTGGGTTTGTTTAATCGATTTGGAGTATTTCAGCAACATTAAAGAGGACTATAGAAAAGAGCTGCTAAACAGCTTTTCCCCTTTCATTAAGAATTCCGATTATGAAAACTTTCTTCAAGATCGTGAGAAATACAGATACAAGGAACTTCCTCAAGAACGGACATTTCCACTTCGAACTGGAACATTAAAAAGAAATCAGGGATTAGGTACATCATGGGTTACACCAGGATTGTATGATGTTCTACATAAAAAGAAACTCAAAGATGTTGAAAGGGCAATTGCTAATAAAATCATTAATGCAGTTGCGGTTTTAACTATCGGGACTGATAAGGGAAAAGGTGAATACACAAACCTTAAACTTCCAAAGGCAGTAAAACAAAAAGTACACTCTGGAGTTAAAACTGCTTTAGAAAAAAACAATAAAGATGGGGTTACAGTTGTTTCGATCCCTGACTTTGCAAGTTTAGCATTCCCAGATGTGAAAGCTGATGGATTAGATGGAGCCAAGTTTGATCATATCAACAGTGACATACAATCCGCTTATGGTTTATCAGGTTCTCTGTTAAATGGTGAGGGTGGCAACTATGCAACGTCCTCATTAAACTTAGATACCTTTTACAAAAGAATTGGCGTCTTAATGGAGGAAGTTGAACAAGAAGTATATCAAAAACTCTTTAACCTTATCCTGCCTGCAGGTCAAAAAGATAATTATTACATGAACTATGACAAAGAAAAGCCTTTAACTCTTAAAGAAAAGATGGACATTCTCATTAAGCTTAATGATAAAGGATGGTCAATTAAACATGTTATCGACAACATTGCAGGCGTGTCATGGGAAAGTTATTTGGAACAAACTTTATATGAAACAGATGAGCTAAATCTTCAAGATAAGATAAGGCCTTATCAAACATCCTATACATATACAGGCAATGAAGTTGGACACCCTGCTGTAGATGAGAGCGCTAATGAAAACACTATTAAATCTGCAACATCAAATGGAAACAGTCTACCAGAATAATTTGAGTGTGTTTTGAAAGGAGGTGAAGAAACGTTTGACCAAAGAGCAAAAGAAAAAAATTTTTCAATTGCAGCTTAATGAGATAAAGAAAACAGATGATCCCACAAAACTCCCCTGCACTTTTATCATTTTTGACTTTGAGACATCTCATAACAATACAGTGATTTCTAAGGAAGTTGCCTTGGACGCCTCCCCTACTATTATCAATAAGCCTATTGTTGCAAAATACCATGAGGTTGAAGGAATCAATACAGCTACTGACGCTCTTGGATCACATGAAGCATATTTAGGCACTGATAAACACGGTGAACTTGAAGTTAAGACAGATACTACCCCAATCGGAGTGTTTACTTCTGAAGGATACATTATGGAGATCGATACCACAGAAGGGAAAAAAGAAGTTTTGGCCGCAGATGCAGTTTTATGGAGTTCGCGATTCAGTGATGCATGTGAGCTTTTGTTGGAATGGTATTCGCGGGGCATCAATATAAACACAAGCTGTGAAATTCTATACTCAAATTACTCTGTTAAAGATGGAATAGAGTACATTGAAGCACCTATTTATTTAGAAGGTCATGCGATCTTGAATTCGGAGAAGCGAGGAGAACACGATATCGTCCTCCCTGCATATGATTCATCTCGCCTAGTGAGTTTTAATGAGATGCAAAAATTCGAGAAATTGGTTGCACAAGCTGCGAACCAAGAAAAACAAAAGGAAGGTGAAAAAGTGGATAAATTTAAAAAAGTCTTTGAGCTATCACATTCAGACATAAGGGCACTTATCTATAATCAGCTTGATCCAACTCTTGAATCAAACGAAGAATCATATATTGCTGATGTGTATGATACATACTTTATTGTAAACATTTATAGCTGGTCTGAAGATAATTCTTACGACAAATATTACAAAGTTAACTACACCAAAAATGGGGATACTTTGACAATTGATCTAGACTCTAAAACTGAAGTCTTCTTAAAAAGAAATTGGGAAGAAGTTGTCTCCGAAGAGATCCAAAGTCAACTGAATGAGAAAAACAAAAAAATTTCAGAGCTCTCCGAGCAATTTAATGAAATCAAGGAGAGTAAAGCTAAGCTTGAAGAGCAGTTTAATGCAGCAAGCGAAAAACTCGTTCAATTAAATTCTGCTGTAGAAGAGCTAAAGCCGTTCAAAGAAAAACATGAAAAAGCAGAATTCGAAAAAAGAGTCCAAGAAAAGAAAGAATTCTACAAGTCTAAGTTTGAAGCTCTTAATGCTGAAGAGAAATTCGAAACTGAAGAAGTTCAAAATCTTATTTTTGCATCTGCAAAAGACAGCGAAGAAACTGACAAGGCAATTCTTCAATTGAATTCAATGTTGGTCGAACTTGTAGACCATGCAGCTGATCAAGATGGAGTTTTTATTAAAGAGCTGTCCAGCAAACGTGAAAAATTACTTAAAGATGACGACTCATTTGAATCACGCTATTCATCTTAAAAAATAAAATGGAGGATTTATAAATGGCTACTAGACTACAAACTGCCCTCACAGAAGTAGGGAAACATACTACTGGTAACTTAAATTCATTAAAAATTAAAACACTTGCTCACGGTGCCAAGGTTTCAGGATCGGATATCGACAACTTTATGCTCGTGGAACTCGGTTTTGATGAAGAAGGAAACCGTATCGCAAAAAAACTTTCCAATAAAAAGCACAGAGCTTACTTAATTGCAGCTCCCGAAGTTCGTTATTTGGGCGAGTCTTTGACTGATTTCTATAACGCTAAAGGTGAACATGCTCGTATCGTTATTTTGGAACCAGGATACACACGTTTTGATGTTTCTGCTTTCTCTTTGAATGAAGGCGTCAAAGAAGTTAAACGAGGACAAGTGGCGCATTTTGATATTAAAACTGAAAAATATGTTTTAAGCGACCCTTCTTCACCTCATGCTGACTTTGCAGATTCTTCTGCTAAATTCCTTGTTGTAAACAGCGAAGATGATCTCCAGTACACAATGGGACAAAAGCTCGTACGTCTCGAAGTAATTACAGGATCAGAAACAGGTTTAGTACCTGGAACAAGTTCAGAAACTCAAGCAAAAGCCGTAGACATTGGTGATTAATAGAATCTTAATAAACACTTATTGAAAAGGAGTACATTATATGAAACTTGACACTGTAAAAATTAAGGGCTTATTTAGCCGTGTGGTCAACAATAAGATGGAAGCCACTGATAAATCAGATATCGAAACTTATATTAAGAAAGTATTTGGTGATGGAACTGTCACCCCTGACCCTTCTATGTTGCATCAGTTTAATACACTTGTTGTACAACAAGCAGATGAAATTGCAAAACCAATGGTTACAAACCTAATCACTTTATTTGCAAATCACGAACAAGAGAAACCAGGAAATCTAAAACTAATCAAAATTCCTAAGAAAAATAAAGCAAAAGTGATTTGGTCTGCTAATGGATCAGGCGTAGATCTAGTCCGTGTTGAAGGTCAAGAAAATGTACCTGCTGTTCCACGTACGCTATCCACTGGTTTTTACTATGAGCCACTTGACCTTGTGACTGATTCTCTCGAGTACTTCAACAAATTAGTCAACGACATTGCCAATGCAAAAGTCCGTTTGTATTTGGATAATATCCATCAATTGACGGCTGCTGCTATTGCTAAAGGAAAAATCCCACCAAAAAACGTGGCTGTTGGTTCAAACCTTACATTACAAAAATATAATGAAGTTGCTTCAGTTCTTCAACGTTATGGGGGGAGGCCGGTATTTGTTGGGGACTCACTACTTATTGATTACTTTGCTTTCCAGCAAGCTACAGATTCTACATACAAAAACCTTCTAACAGATGGCATTAAAAATGAGCTTCTGACTGCTTTAAACCCTACTACAATCGGAAGAACTACTGCAGTAAATCTCACAAACCCATTCACTGATGAAACTAACTCAAAAGTTGAGTTGCCTGTAAACAAAGGTTATATGTTTGCTGGTGGAGTGTCACAAAAACCATTCTCTATTGTTGAGTACGGTGGGCTTAAACAGTTAACAGAACAAGACATCGAAGATGAAAGAATTAAAATGAAAATCACTCAATCTGCTTCTGTCAACCTTCTGTTTGGTGAAGCGATTGGAATTATCGAGGAACAAGCAGCAGTATCTATCTAAGTATTTATTTTAAAGGATAAACTAGGAGGAAATTATGTCTGATAAAGTTAAATTGGCTCGTTATAGAAACACTTCTTATTTTGTTGGGTACACCGGAGATGGTGGACTTAAACAATTCACTTGGTCAGGTAGTAAAAATGGTAAGGCTGAGATCAAGGAAGTACCTAGAGATGTTGTTGACTGGTTGACAATGAATAGTGTCTGCTTTGATAAAGGTGAATTAGTTATTGTTGATGAAGATGACTCAACAAAACAAATCAAAGAATCAATTGTTGATGCGGAAGCATACACGAACAACACTCACACAAAAGAAGAAATTTCAAAGATGATTAAAACAGGTAACATTGCACAAATGAAAAATAAACTTGAAAAGATTACAGTTGACTCAGAAAAACAGTTTGTTATTGATGTTGCTTCTGAATTCAGTGATGATATCCCTGCTGGAAAACTTAAAGCCTTAGCTGAATGGATGGGTGTCGAAGATCCTTCCCTGCTCTTTGACTAGGAGGTTCAATAATGACTTCTTATGATGAAATTTGGGAGTTTTTCTTGCTAAACTGTAAAACGTCTGATATCAATTTACCTATGGAAGAATCTTTAATTTATAAATCTATAAGGAACGCAGTCCTGCGATTCAATAATAGACTTCGCGACAAAAAATTGAAGTGTAACGATGAAACTGAAACAGTAGACAGAGTAATGAACGAGGATGAATTGTTAATTCTCGTTCATTATTTACGTCTAATTTTTTTAATTAATGAACAGACTTTTTTTCAGACTACATGGCAGCCATTTGCAAAAGACGTTGGTGTTACCAACTATGGTACACAAATCAATTCATTAACAAAGTCAATTGAGAAACAAACAGCAGATATTGACCGCCTCATTATGAATGCAGAGGTGGATTACTTATGAGAGAAAAATACATTAATGAAGGACAAGTCCCCTCCTCTTTACAAGAACACTGCATAAGACTAAGTAAGAAAAACAACTCTGTTCTTTATAAAGTAGAGCAATATTTAAATAAAAAAATGCTGTCTGATATAGAACTAGTTGAAATTCGTGAAATCATTTTGGACGTGAGTGCTGAAATCGTAAGATTAGGTCAATCCCTATCTGGTGATTTAGATGAAAGACTTTAAAAATTACCATCAGATCGACGTTAATAAAAAGATTGAACATGATGGGAAATTAATTTTTCAGGCTGGTTTGAAGGGTTTTCAGTCAGAGACTGTATCAATTGATGAAAAAGAATCAGTAACATGTTTGATTACTTCGAAGTTTTCAAATGGTGATGGAATGACTAAATACATTCTTGGACTGCCCGAAGATATTTATATTGGAGGAGTCGTCAACTGGGACAGTCAAAAGTGGCTAATCACTACTTTCCCAAGCTTTAATAAAATTTATAAAAAGGCTGAAATTAGGCTGTGTAACTCCTCAATAAAGATAACTACAAATGACAGATGGATTGATTCAGACAAAATAAGCGAAGTTACTGGTAAACCAATCAAAACTAAAGTCCCTGGAGAAGTTATTGAAATCCCATGTGTTTTTGAGCGTTCAACATCTATAAATGGGACTGATCTAGCCGTCAACCTTCCTGATGGACAAGCAAACATTACAATTCCAAACGTAAAAAATGACAAAATTAAAATTGGACTCGCTCTCTCATTTTTCGGTGAGGATTATCTTGTTAATGATATTGATTATTCTAAAGTTTATGAAGATCATGGCACAATAAAATTAATTGCCAAAAAGAAAGTCCGAGGTGAAGACAGTGCATGAGTAACATGGTCGAACACATGACCAAGATTTTCAGAACATTGATTGACGATTCAGATCTCAACAGGCTTCTATATTATAAGGACACTCCCCTCTCCCCTGAACTCCCAGATGTTCAGGATTTAGAAGGATATTATGTTGAAACTACTGTTGAAGAGAATGGTAACTCCCGCATTGTCCCCCCTATTTTTAATACGATCTTCAAAAGAGCTCCGAAAACTGACGATATCACTGACACACCAATCTGCAGAGTCTGCATGTATCTGGGAAGTGGTTTATCAAAGCCCTCTAATCAAAGCTATTTGCTTATGGATCAAGACCTTCACATTGATGTCTACACTCATATCGAGACATATGAAGAAAATGAATTCAGGTCATTGAAAATTTTGGACAGATTATCTGCGCTTCTCTTCAATAAAAATATCGCTGGCTTCGGAAAGGCTTTAGCTCCGAAAAGAATGCTGATTGCAAACCCTCCTGCTGGTTATTTGGGTTATAAAATGATTTTCACATTTGGAGCAATGAAATGAATGATTTACGAGACTTTTACATATTAGGCTTACCAATTGAAACTTCGATTGGAGATTGTCATTTCATTAAAATAAAGGATTATTACAAGTTCGCTCAATATCTTAACCTTGTCAGAATGAGTAGGGATGAAATCGCATATAGCCTGTTTTCCGCAAATCAAACTGAGTCTTCCAAGGAAGTAAAGAAACTTACATTATTTGAAGTTGTTACGCAGCTCCCCTTATTTACAGAAGCCTATCATAAAGTATTAAGTAAAATGTTTAATGACGAAGGAATTCTTGAAAAAGTTACTCAGGACAATTTTACTGAAATACGAAAATTGATTTTAGATATGAATTTATTGAAAGAAGAAAAAATCAACCCAAACCCCATTATCCAAAAGGCAATAGAACGAAGCAAGCGACTTAAAAGCCTAGAGTCCTCAGAGCTTAATTTGACAAACATGATCTCAAGCATCGTCGCTTTTGGTTCTAGTGATTATGAAAAGATTGTTAATTGGACTATTTATCAAGTTTACATGACTTTCTTAAGAATAGCTTTATTAAAGAAATATGACACCTCCACCCTTTTTGCAACTGTAGATCCCGATCACGCTAAAAACATAGAGGATTGGAGCAAAGACATAGAGATATTTGAAGATGATAACCACACTCTTTCTAAAAAAGAAGCAGAAAATATTTCTAAAATGATCTCAAGCAGCCACTAGGCTGCTTTTTTTATTAGGAGGAATTTAATTAATGAAAACAGTTATTAACGATACGGCTGACGTTATTCTAAAAAGAAAACGTGATGGCCATTTGGTTGCTACTGCGGAAGCCCAAATTGCTGGATTTTCGCAAGCAGTTACCCAAGATAAGCTAAAGGGTGGTATTGGAAACAGAACAATTGCCATCCTTCGATCTGATAAAGAAATTACTCTGAATCTAAAAAATGCGCTGTTTGACCTTGAATGGTTGGCTATGTCTCAAGGTGTTGAAATTGAAAAAGGAACATTTAACGTCTACAAAACTGATTATGATCTTATTGTTTCAGATATTGGTGAGGTTGCCGTGACAAGGGAGCCGATTGGATTAGTTACCCTTCAAGACGCTAAAGGAAATTCAATTACACTTGAAGCAGAGGACAAAACGGTTACAGTTCCAGAAGAGTTCGCGAAACCTGGTGATGAACTGCTTGCAATTTACAAAGAAGAAGTGAAAGGTCGCTCTATGGAAATTGCCTCTGATAAGTTCTCTGAGAAGTATGAAATTGAATACCGAACAATTGAATACGATCCAGATACTAATCAAGTAATTAACTATTTATACTTTCAATTCGATAATGTTACTCCTTCAGGTGAGTTTGATATGTCACTTGAAAACGGAACTGCTCTCACTCCTGAATTGAAGTTTGAAGCAACAGCGAAAAGAGGTTCGGGGAAAATGGGACGAGTCCTCCAAATTCCAGTCGATGAAGATGGAAATCCTATTGATGATACCCAACCTTCTCCCGAGCCTGAGCAACCAGAACCTACTCCAGATCCAGGATCAGACACAGGAACTCAAACAAAGTCTGTAGACATTGGTGACTAATAATCAAAATCTAAAACAAAAATAAGGAGAGATTCTATTATGGCTGAACAATTTCTAAATGAAAGTAATGGAGTATTTACATCTGCAGAAAATGATGGCACAGGAAAACCAGTAACGGCTGTTTATTTAAAAAACAACAGTGAAGAGAACCCTTTATACATTAAAGGAATGCAAGGCGAGCCGGGGCCAAAAGGCGATAAAGGTGACAAGGGTGAACCGGGACCAAAAGGTGATAAAGGTGACAAAGGCGATCCTGCTGTCATTGAAGAAAAAAGCATTACTCATGAAATGCTTGGTGACAATATTGTCAGAAGTAACAACATTGGAACCGGCAGCGTCTTGCTCGTTAACTTAAACAGCGAAGTTAAGGCTAAGTTCGATGATTTACAAAAACAAATTGATGAATTAAAAGGCAGCCAAGCATCCAGCTAACCAAAAATAATATCTAATTAATAAAGATTATGAGGGGGATTCCCCTCTTCTTTTTTATACAAATAAAATGCGTGTTTTATTAAGAAAATTTATGTAAGGAGGTTTCTGGTGTCAGTTTGCGATTATAAAACACTACCGCGAAAAGTCGAACCTCAAATCACCCCTTTCGTCTTCCATGATTCTGTAACTGAACCTAGTGAAGGTGAAAAACTTATTGTGGGTGCTCATCGCACACTTGCTGTTGAAATTACAGGCGACTGTACTTCAAGAGAAGTTAAATTTTATAGTGTTACACAAGATGGAAAGAAAATTATTCTAGAAGGGATAAACACCTCTAATCACATGTTTGGCGCAAGCACTCTGGGAATTGATGAAATATGGGAGTTTGATGTCGCCGGGAAAACCGCAATTCTATTTGAAATAACCAAAATCAATGGCGGTTCGCTTACCATTAAGGGAAATGCGGTGACATAGTGATGGATAATCTCTCTAGAGCACAGAATAAAGAAAATGAAATAAAGATTGAGAATTTAAAAAGGAATCTTTTCGAACTGGAAAAACACACTTTGGACACTGAGAAAGAGATCAAAGGTGAAGTTGAAAAGTTTTCTGATTTGGTAAATTACCATATCAACAATAAAGCTAATCCACATGAGGTAACTACTGAACAGGTTACAATTATTAATGACCCTATACCATATCAAGACGCTTCATACCCTGGAGATAGCTACCCTTTAGGAATTTCAACTTTCCATCTCGCAGGTAGTGCGGTTGGATACCCTAGCAAGTACGGTGAGTGTTTGAATGTTAAGACTACCAAATATAGATTTGCGCAATTTTTCTTTAATGCTGGAAATCGAAATGACCCAAGAATTTATCTCCGTCATTGGTACCCTTCCACTGGCTGGACAGAATTCATTACAGTCCCCTCCTCTTCTGATGTAGATGATGCGCTGAAATCAGCGAAAGCTTATACAGATGCTCATGCAAATGATAAAGCTAACCCACATTCCGTTACAAAAGACCAAGTCGGGTTAGGGAAAGTGATAAATGAGGAGCAAGCAACTAAAAAAGCGTTTGATTTACATGCTGCTGATTTAATTAAACATATAACTGCTGATGAACGTGAAAAATGGAGCGCGGGACAGCTCTTTAAAATCACAGGAGATGACGGCCAACCACTGATTTATGTTAATGCCACTGATGATTTTCATGAATTGCTACCTAGATACAAGGGATTTGTACACTTCTCATCTCATCCTAATGCGATAAATAGCCCCGGTGGAGCTCTTAGAGGCTTTTGGAATTGCAATTCAACTGGAACGTACGGCCAAATCATTGCGTTTGATAACTCGAATAGAACCTACAGAAAATCGATCACTAATGGAAATTGGTCTGATTGGGAAGTGCTTGAAACGTCAGTGGAAGCACAGGCTAAAGTTGATGCTCATGCAAACAATAAAACAGTTCATTTGACCGCTTCCGAACGTACAAGATGGAACAATGCACAAGTATATAAATTTATTAGCGATGATGGAAAACGCGTTAAATTGGCAGATGGGACAGACCTATTAACGTTACCTTCTGGTTTTTATTTTGCTCCTGGACATGTAGTCCAAAACAATCCAACAGCTAACGATAGCTCGTGGTTTAACTACGATGTAGTTGAGACTGATCAAGGAAGAAAAACAATATATGCTTGGAGAAGTTACGACAATACGATTTGGCATAGCACTGTTCACACAGACGGAGTTTTCAAAGGCTGGAAGCGTGTTGTAACATCAAGTGAAATTGAACCAACTTGGACTGATGTTCCATTAAAAAATGGAGCAAAACACGGAGACAGAAGAGTAAGATGTTCAACAATTGGCGGCCTTTTATTATTGGAAGGAGAAATTATCGCTACAAGAGGAACAGTGTTTGGCACACTCCCTGCATCGTACAGGCCATCCAAACTCCGATGCAAAATAGTCCCTATTTACGGAACTACTGGTATGACAAAGCTATATATCGAAACAAATGGCGATATGAGGCTAGAAGGTCAAATTTCAGATAAACTTGAGAACATTACATCTTACGGTTTAGATGAAGTAATTCCTCTTTAGGAGAAGATTAAAATGCTGAAAAACATATTTAAATATGATCCGAAAACTTATTTGTTGATCGAAAATGATGTTCTTGCGCCCGATCAGAGTGGAAATTATACAGTTCCAGATGGATGGACTGATGTTGAACCCCCTCCTGGCCTCTATATAGCGAAATTTTATCCCGCTGAACAAACATGGAAAGAAAGCGCTGATCAGGATTACATTAATGCATTACATCCACCGACAGAATCAGAGCCAGACCCCATTGACCTCTTAAAGAAACAGAATGCAATACTTACTTATGAAATAGCAAAACTACAGAAGGCAGTTGCTGAACTAAGTGGTGGATCGTCATGAATTATCCTGATTACACCACAATCAAACAGTTCTATGATTGGGGCTGCTATGAAGACGACTCTATTATGAGAGACTATGTTGACTGGGGGCACATTACCCCTGAAGAGTATGAAGAAATAACAGGCAGGAGTTATGATAAGCCATCCATTAATGTCAGTGTGGATTTAGGAATGTGTGTGACACCTTAAGAGGTGTTTTTATTTTGGATTTAAAAGGAGGAAACATGATGACAACGCAAAAATTAACTCTCAGTCATATTAAAGAGGATAATAAGAAATACAATGAGAAGCAAAGAATTGAATTGAATGATCAATTTCACACTTATATTTATCCGAATTTCGATCCAGCAAGAGTGAAGAAAATGATTATTTCTCTAATTGAAGACTTTACGGAAATTGCAAATAAAAAAGGAGTTAAGACTGATCTAAGTCCAGGTGATCTGCTTTATGTATACACTATTATCGAATTTAGTGATATTGCAGAATTCCCCAAAAAACTTTCAGATAAATTGAAAATGTTCGAGGAAGTCGTGAAATCCGAATTTGCTGAAACTATCTATGAAGCATTCCCTAAAGAAAGCTTGCAAAAAATTGAGAATAGGGCTTTAAATTTTGCAAAGATTGCTCAACAAAGTAAGGAAGTTTTAGGTTCACTAGAAGCGAATGAAGACATCCTAAAAAAAGTTGAAGAGCTTACTCAAGAGGACAGCTAATGGCGACTTACAAAGATCTCGCCATTTTAGTTCAAAAAGAAGCTTTAAAGGCCATCCAACAGTCAAATAGCAGCACAAAGCAAACGTTAATCAAAACAGGACAAGACCATGTTGAAACAGATGTTTACGACGTATACGATCCCCTCGTTTATAAAAGAACTCATGAGTTAAAAAGCTCCTTTGTAACTGAAGATGAAGTAAACGGGATCTCATTGGATAACATTCGCGAAGATGATGGCCGTGACGTTGCAACGATTGTTGAAACAGGTCAAGGTTATACATACCCCGATGAGCACGGATATGGATATGGAAAACCAAGACCTTTCATGGCTAATACTGCTGAATCTTTAAAGGATGGCCGATTAATTGAAGCTGTGTCCAAGGATGTGAACAGGCTCGGATATAAGACAATAAAATAGTCGGTGGTGGATTAATGGCGAAAGAAATCAAAAAAAATATGATACGCCCTCGTGCAAAGAAACTGCCTGAAGTTACTGATGAAATGTGGTCTCAGGTTGATGAAGAGCACAGAAATTTAACACAAGAATTTTTAGACGCTCACTCATTCCGTGATAAAACAAGAAAACAGTACACCTCCTCCCTTCGGCAATTCTTCTGGTGGGTGCATAATTCTCTTAATGGGAAGAAATTATACAAAATCACTAAACGTGACTTCATTAGGTATCAAAGTTTCCTAAAAAATAGGGGCATGTCTTCTAGTGGTATTGCGCTTAAAAAAGCTGGTGTTTCTTCTTTAAACAACTATATTGAAAACGTCGTGGCTGAAGATGATGACAATTATAAAACATTCAGGAACTTTACTCGTGGCCTCCCTGCTATTCCTAAGACAGTCACTTACGATAAAGTAAAGATTACATATGAAGACTATCAAACAATGATGCAAACACTTGAAGAAGATGAGAACTATTTAGGAATGGCCTGGCTTGCAACGGCTTTTAATGTAGGAGCAAGAAGAGCAGAAATCATTCAATTTAAAACAGAAATTTTAGACTACCCTATCCCTGAAGGGCAATCATATGTAATGTCCCATCAAGTCTTCGGAAAAGGTGGCGGTGAAGGAAAAGCTCTAAAATATATGATCAATACAGAAGCTCTACAATATTTGAAGTTATGGCATGAAAAACGTGGATATGACCACGAATACCTCTTTACCACTACATATGGTGGACAACCAAAACAAATGTCAGAAACATGGGCTGATTATTTTTGCTCCGATGTTTTATCAGACATTCTTGGCCGTAGAATCAACCCTCACCTTTTTAAAGCTTCCTGTATCACCTACTTACTCGAAGTCAAGAAAATCAAACTTGAACTTGTCAGTAAACACATTGCTCAACACGAAGATGTCTCAACCACAGTCAAACATTATGATCTTCGTGATTTTAAAGAAGAAAAGAATCAAATATTTATGTAAAATCACTCTTTTATTCAAAATCAAGATCTCTTTCTTGAGGGTTTTGCTTTTGAGTGAAATAAAAATTTTGTAAAAAAAGAAGGTCTTTCCTCCTATTCTGTCGAAATATGATCCTGATAGGAGGAGTTTGTTTGAAAAAAGTAGCTATTTACACTGACTATGAGAATTTGTATAAAAGATTAAGGGAGTATAGGACCCACCCCATTTATGATTTGAATTTCTTCAAAGTCATAAACAATTTTTTTATCCAACACGAAATGGATATTATTAAATTTGTAGCATTTTCAAATTTCGAAGACAGCGATTTCTCTGTGGCAGATCAAACTGAAATTCACACTTTTGGTGTCGATGTAAGACATTGCTCAATCGATGGAAAGAGTTCAACCGATGTTGAATTGGTGATTGAATGTATGCATGACTTATACACAATTGATCAAATAGACATTTTTGTGATTATTTCTAATGATAGAGATTATGTTCCTCTGCTTCAGAAAATCAAACAAAAATGCAAAACAGTTTATACTCTATCGACTAAAAATGGAATAAATAATGTTGTTAATGTTTTCTCAGACTTTCACTTGTATATTGAAGATCTATTTAACATAACTGACAATGATACTGACAACAAGGAACAAGACGACTCTTTAGATCAGAAAGCGCGAGAAGTTGCGCAGTTGCTTTATACGTCTGATTTATGGAAAGATTTTATGGAACACGGGCGCCTTGTGGGGCTTAAAGGATACAGTGTCTCTCTAAATAGACATGTATGGAAAAGAGAACCTGTCGAAAAAATTGAACGTTATTTTCAAAGAGCTGCCGAACTGTCCTATGTAAAATTAGTAAATAAGAGTGGGAAGACTTACTTTGAAAAAGGAGAAAAATATGACCTGATAATCAATGGCAAGTCAGGGGTTGAAACAATAAAATAGCTGTGGTATGATTAACTCAACCGAACTAAAGAACTACTTGAACTACACTACATAGAAAGCCCCTCTAATTGATGCGGGGCTTTCCTTCATTTATAATTACAGCAGATTAAAATAGTAACAAAAATGTTAATCGCTTTTTTAAGAGTGCATCCTTACAGAGTTGCACCGATTAATAACCAATCCCACTTAACGATAAGTGGGATTTTTACTTATTTCCCCTTAAAAAAGAGATTCTATGAATTGCGGAAATGAGAGTCAAACCTATTATAGCAGGAAAAGATGCTGAGCGATTTCTCAAAAAAGTACGACGCAATAACAGAAAAATTGAAGACCGGGGATCACAAAGAAAAAAGGGGTATTCGGATTATTTGGTGGAAAAGGGCTTATAATTCACCCTTTTCCAATTTCTTAATAAGTGTGGAAAAATCAACACCATAGTTGCCTGTTATGACGTGGTCTGTTACTTCATGCCAATTGAAAGTGTCGTATAATATAGCCTTGCTGAAAGCACTTGAATTAAATCGTGGCTTACGTTTCTTATGGAGGTTCTCATTAAACAGTATTTTGGCTCGTAACGCTTCAAATGAGTAACCTCTACCCATTCGTTCAACTTGCCTAATAATACTGTTTATAGATTCTGTATAAGCGTTTGTAAGTTTTTTATCGAAGTAGTTGAATATTTCGTCTTGCCAGTTGTCTACAGCTCTCACAAGATCTTTATAAGCGTCTTTGGAGTTACTGGACATACAATGTATTCTCCACAGTCTGTAACGGTCTCTGCCTTCTTCAGGATCATCGGTATCCCATATCCAGTAAAATTCTTCTTTGAGTTCATGGGCTTCTTTTAGATCAGGCAGACTACCTAACCAAGTATCTAAGAGAAATGCTTCACGCTCATTTAAATCGTGTTTACGCTTTAGAAGGATAAACCTCTCACGCATAAGGGTACGCCTTTCCAAAGCTGTCATTTTAGCTTTGATAGCCTTTCTAACACCGTCTAAGGCTTGGTTAGCCATTCGGACAACGTGGAACTTATCTACAACCACTTTCGCGTGTGGTAAGACGGTATTAACAGCATCTTTGTAAGGCTTCCACATATCCATTGTGACGTATTCAATATAGGTCCTGTCACTGATTTCTGAAAGGCGTTGAATGACTGTTTCCTTGTTACGGTTGGTCTTGATGTCATAGATAGTCCTACGTTCAACGTTAGTCAATACAAGGCGAGGTTTACGGATAATGTGTATTTCATCTATCCCAAGCCATCTAGGAGTCTCAAACTGGTATTCTCGCTCTTTGAATGATACGTAGTCCTTAAAAACGTTCCTGACGGTCTTCTCGTCAACACCAACGTTTTCTGCAACTTCTACAAAGGTTTTTGACATGGATTGTTCTTCGATAGCTTTTACAAGCCTTTTGGTCATACTACGCTTTTCGTCAATGGATATAAGGCGTTCCCAGAAGGTAGAATCACATTCACAACACTTATAACGTCTACGGTTCAATTGTAAGCCCACTCGCTTTAAACGAATGGGCAAATCCATAATCAATTGCTTTCGTGAACTGTGCTTATATAACTTGTCAAAACCACATTCAGGACAACGTTCTGGTGGGTTGATTGCTTCCACTTTAAACAACATATCGCTTTCATTTTCTTGTGGTGGTTCAATAACTATGAGGTCTTGAAGAGATAATAGGTTAGTCATCTTTACCTTTTATTTTGAGAGAACCTACACCAATAATTGCTCCCAGTATAACTAACACCATACTGGCTATAATTTCATACCCTTGCAAAGCCTCGATGTAATTTACGAGAAACCAACTTGGTCCCCCACCTGCTAATCGGTTTATGATACCTCCAACTCCTTGGATTAATAGAAGTAGACTTACACCGCTTGCAATCTCTTTCATAACACTACATCCCCTTTCCAAATAACTAATATCACGATAGAATTCCCCTAATGCCGATATTGAATAAAACAGCTCCAATAACTGCCACTCCCACTAATAAAGAAGACAATGGAGCTTTTAATAATTTTGTTTTTAGTTTTTCAAGCTTATTCTGTATCCAACCTCTAAATAGAATATAAATGAACAATAATATGATTGAAGGAAGTACCATAAGCACGTTATAGCCAAGTAAAATACTTATGGACAAGCCGGTATTGAACGCTAAACCATCCATTAATAATATCGAGTAAAAATACGGTAAGGCTGTGGTAAACTCGATCGCAAATACAATAATACCGAGTATAATCATCGCACTTATTGATAATTCTTTAGGTAACCACTCTAAAAACCGGGATTCCATTCCTTTTTTAGGCTTATAAAAACTAATGAGTACAAGGACAACTCCAAGTATCGTATAAAACCAACTTGAAATTTGATTGTTAGTCACGCTTTCTATAAAACCAATTATCTGCCCAACTCCCAGGTAAACCAAGATACCCATCATAAAATAGCAAATTTGTGTGGATATTAAAAAAACCATCAAACGCGATGCCAATTTTTCTCTTTGTATTAGAAGGATATAAGCTGTGATGGCCAATACCCCGGGGCTTAAAATGTCAATGAAAGCACAGAGCACAATAATGAGGAGTGCTGTTGTGAAATCTATGTTGGTAGGAATTAATGATTCAATGATTTCAAGCACCTAAATATCCTCCTTATTTATTTATTTCACACACTGTGATAAAATGATAATAACACAGTGTGCGAAATAAAAGCAAGAGGTGATTTAAGTGCCAAAAATCGTTGATCATGATCATAAAAGGAAGATCATCGCTGAAACGGCTTGGAAAATTATCAAAACGGAAGGCATTGAAAGAGCATCTATCCGCAGAATCGCATCTGAGGCTGGAATGTCTACCGGAGCACTAAGACATTATTTCTCAAACCAAGATGAATTACTATTATTTATCATGGAATATTTTCTTGCTCGCGGGAGAGAAAGGTCGGAGAATATATCCTGGTCAACAAACCCTCTTAATGCGGTACGTGAAACGTTGTTAGAATTAGTTCCGGTGAGTCAGGATAAACAAACTGAAACGGGTGTTTGGCTAGTTTTTGCCATCCGCTCACTTACTAGTGCAGCTTTGAACGCAAAAAAAGATGAACTAACTGAAGGAGAATATATTTTAATGGAAGCACTGCTTGAAATATTAATAAAAGCAGGTTGTATAAATAAAACCATAAATATTGAAATCGAAAAATTAAGACTTGCTGTCATCATTGAAGGCATATCCATTCATGCTCTTTTAAGACCGGATATATTCACAATTGAAAAAGCAGAACAAATTATTACACACCACTTAAATGAACTTTGCAATCAATAATATAATAAGTTAAACACTTGTTTTCTAAATAACCCCTGTGGAATGACTCGACAGTGAAAAGAAGTAGAATCCCACCATAAAATCCGAAGAGCCGAAAAAAGTTAATCAGAAAGGCATCCGCGGCAATTAACAATAAATATGGAATCGCAATGAAGATGTTGAGTCAAAATGATGAATAAGGACGTGTGGAAGCATGAACAACACTCGCCCCTTCCCCTTCAGTTTGTTTTATAAACGATGCTTAACAGTTTAAAATTTCTTTAAAATCTTATTCAATCTCTATCATTGTAAAAAACTTTCATATATACTTTTTTTGAGATTAAAAGTGCGGAGTTGATGTAATATGAAATCACTAACAAAACTGATCATTGGGACATTGTTTGTCATAGGTTCTATAGTTGCTACATTATATGTCTTGCCTTCACCTAAATGGAATAACACCAAGAAATCGAGCTGATGAAGGTAAACCTGTGCTTAACTGCAATTGGCGATTATAGTGAGTTAGCTCCCCTTCAAAAACAATAGGAATATATACATGTGAGTCAAAATCATTGAGGTGAGTGACAAAATTGACTTTTTTAACAGTAATTAAGGTTATTTTGGCGTTAACTGTGCTAGGTTTATTTGTTTGGACATTCAAGAGCCAAAAAAGCGTTGACGATGATGACGTGTTCAAATATGCAAGGTATATGATTTATCTGCTTGTAGCTGAAGTTGCACTGTATGTCATATTCAGTTTTGTTTGAGGTATAAACCTACATACATGTTTCCTTATTCTAATTCAATCCCCTCTTCCCTTCAACCGAACTACAGGACTACTTAACTCCCCCTTTTTAGTGGGAGTTTTTATATTTGATCTAGGATAGCTAAAAGTTCCGGGTCGTTAATTTTGGAAACTATAAATTGAATATAATCAATTTTGTTTGTGTCAGGGAAATGCAAAGTGGTTATAGTAAAGTTCGTAGCGTGTTTTCCAAAAAGTCCAGCAATACGCAAAGCGACGTCTACATTCTCAAAATCAATATCGAAAGATACAAACTCTTGATACTCTTGATTCACATAATAGTTCTTTATTTTTGTGTCCTTTGGATTTGAAGGATTTGACGCAGAATTAAGAAGTTTCTTGAATTTCTCAGGATCGAAGTTCATCAATGTTCAACCTCCAATATTTTGGTAATTAAAGTATAGCACATTGTCATATCCCCCTCTTTAAAATTTTCCACATTTGCCCGATAATAGGATCGAGGTGATATTGGTGGAATTTAGTGAAATCGTAAAACATCAGCTTACAACGACGGGATTAAGAAAATTAACCAAGTTCATTCGAAAGGAGTTTCCTGCAAAAGGACAACCCCATTCTCAACAAATGAAAAAGTATGAAGCTCTTAAAAAGTTAAGTGATAATGATCTCTCCTCTGGAATAGCTCGGATGGTACGAATTGAATCAAGTTTTGATCACTCCAAATTTGCTGCCATTTTTGTTTTAATAATAGGCTCATTGCTTGGTGCGGTTAAATTTATGTTAATTGATAATCCGCAACCTCTTGGAGGGGAAGTTTATTTCACATTCACGATGTTTGCAGCTTCATTGCTTTTGATTGCTGTTGTATTGGATAAAAGGGATATGACAACTGCAAGTTACTTTAAAGAATTGCTTGAGCAGGCAAAGGCTGATAAAGGGAATGAAAAAGAACTTCCCTCTTCAATGACACAGTCTAGTAATCGAATTGAAGCAAAGATTCAAACAGGGTGGCTATTTGGGAAAAAGGATAATTTTAAGCAAGCGAAGGATTTAGACAAGGTTTTTCTTAATTGGTCTGACGTCGAAATAATCAGCTATATTACTAGTTATTTTGGGTATTGGACAGAGAAAAACAAAAAAGCTGAACTACAACGGATTAGAGGCTTAAATTTGGATACAATCATATTGGGCATAGCAAGGATGAAAGAAATTGAAGAATCAAATGATAATTCAAAAATAATCCCCGGGTTTAGTGCTGGTCTTGTACTAATAGCTACCCAGGCTTCGATTTCATATCGATATATGAAAAGCCCCTTGTGGGGATCTATTGGTGGAGTTTTACTAGCTTTTATTTTCTATATTTTTGTATTAAAAGGAATTCAGCATGGCCGAAATCTCCGTTCGAGGGCAGTGAAATACAGAAGCTTATTGGAACAAGTGAAGTCTGAGATGGAAAAGGCATCCTAATGGATGTCTTTTTATTTGACGTATGTGGTGAATTATCCAACATTTTTCTGTAAAATTAATTTAAAGGAGTGTCAAGATGGAAAACTTCGTAGCAATTTTAATTTTTACTTTACCAGGATTATTGAGTTACTTTTGGATACAGTTATTTGGATTACATCCAGCAAGCAAACATATTAACTTTGAAATAGCAGCAATAAGCGCGATTCTCTGGTTCCCTGTTGGAATGATTGTGCTTGGCATTTATCAGCTTGCAGCGAAGATTGTGAATGCAAATTCGGCAAATAATCCTTGGTTATCAGTTCACACTCTAAGTGACGTTCTTGAATTATCGAATAAACTTGGTTTCCTTGTTTACTTTGTGTCGTTCAGTGTTATTTTTAGTTTTCTTTTCTCCTGGTTTGTGTCAAGGTTCGGTTATAAGTGGATGATTGATTTAGTGAATGTGGTGAGAAAAGGCAGTAAAACTGCTAAACTTTCTGGCACATCGACTGTTTGGAATGAAACTTTTCTAAAAGATAATACTCAGTATGTTTCATTCAGAAAAATTGATAATCCTAATGAAGTGATTTATGGAGAGATAAAAAAAGTGTCCAGACCCGTTGAATTAGAAAGAAACCTGCTACTCTCCAATTCAGAGCACTGGACAAATATTTTAAAAGATAATAAGGATGTCGAAGTAGACGAGATATTCGTTGACACTAAAACAGGTTTTATTATATCTATTTATAATACAAATGATGCTCTAAAAGCTCAAGATAAATATAACGCTACCTTTGAAAGTGATGCAGATTAGTTCTTTTTTGGTGGTTTTATTGTGAGTGACGGCTTGTCTGCTGAATTTTGCTCATGTTTTGGTATGTTCATTGCATTTTCAGACGGTCTGTTATCTGGTCTAACTTCTGTTGGTCTTTTTTCCATAAAAAATCTCTCCTCGTTTGATAATCATTCTAATGATACCACAATTTAGGGAGGCTTTCGCTCCCTCTCTTTAAAATTTTCCATTTAAGTACGATAATCACTATGAGGTGAATGTGTAATATGTGGCCGTTTAGACAGAAGAAAAAAGAGTTCAAGAAAGTGGAAAATTGGACTAAGGAAGACACAAAGTACTTCTTCTTAACTGCATCTGAAAAGGAATTTCATGAATTTATTGAATCTAATTTTTCAAAGCGTACAGAAGGTAATTTAATTTATTTGTTAAACCTTTTAAGAGGTCTTGACAATGATGGTTTATTTTACGGGATCGCAAAGGTAACAAAAGTTGAATCCCAATTTGATCATTCTAAGTACTTTGCGGCAATAGTTGCTTTGATAGGATTATCATTAAAACTTTATATGGAGATTAGTATTTGGTGGGCTTTGTTTGTGACTTCGGTTATAACAGGAATATTGTTAAAAATGATTGCCAGAGAAACTAGAAGACGTGTAAGTGCTGTTTATTTAAGAAGCTTACTGGAGCAAGTTAAAACTGAAAAAGAGAAAGAAAAGGCATCTTAATGGTGTCTTTTTATTTTTGAAGTTGCAGGTGAAAAGCCCATGAACAAAAGTGAAGTTTTAGAAATATTCGAGGAGGTTCTTGAGAAATGGTATTCCTCTGAAGTAGCTCTCATAAGCCAATGTGGTGATAATTGAAATGATCTTGAAAGGAGAGAAAGATTGTTTAGGCAGCGTTTTTATTGAGGCGTTGAGTGGAAGTTGATGAACCTCCCCTCTTCTAAAGAAGAATTAAAGAGAGTGAAAGCCCACTCCCTTTAAATGGCGTTGTTTAAGCAAAACTGTTTAAAACGGCAACTCAAAATAATGTGAATTTACAACCTCATATATTTCTTGTTTGACAACGGGGGCTAAATTGCGAAGCTCATCAAATATTGGCATAGGCATTTTATACAACTTCACATTACCATATTCCGTATAATCTTTCGGCTCAATTAAACCTCTATCCAGAAAATTTTCTAAAACAGATTCATAATTATCTATTAAATTACTCTTACCTAAAGATCTTTGATTCTCCCATTTTAAAATCATGTTCTTCGAATCATCCGCCATCCACCTAACTCCAAAAGAGCGATTCCCGGTCTCCAATATGTAACCAAGCAACAAAAATTCATTAACAGTTAGACTGCCGGAATAAATTAGATTTTTAAGGTTGACTTCTTCGATCTTTTTCTTCGTTAATTCCCTTTGAATAAATGCACTTTCTGGGTTGTTTCTTTTATATTCAACTACTTTATCGTATAGATGATCAATAACTTTATACTTGTCATAAGAACTGTATAGTCCAGTGTATTTCTTTTTAAATTCATCTACTCGCTTTAGCTCATCATAGTTAATTCCTTCTCGAGGAATGTCCTTGTCGACAAAGTAAATTAACACTTCTTTTTGTTGCTGTATAAAACTTTCGATTTCTTCAAGTGTTCCTGATGGGGCACTAGTAGTACGAGTCCCAAGTTTTGTCCAAAAAACACCTATTAAAATATCGCATTTCTTCACAAGTGTTTCATTTATAATTCGCTGTGGCTCAATAGGATGGTATGTTGGTGCAACATCTTTTTCCCAGCGATTAGGCAGAAGTACAATGTTCAATTCTTCTGCAAAACGTCTGTTCCAATCAAAAATCGCATTTTCAATTTCGTCTCGTTGGCTTGATACATCGGAAGGTGATGCAATAAAAACCTGCAGTACATCAGCTTTAAAACTCACAGTAATCAACTCCACTCTCTAAATCGTTTGCTCTCTATATAATGAACATCTCTAAGTGTTTACTTCACTGTTAAATTATATCAGAAGAGGTGAATGTTAAACAGATTATTAAGGATTGGAAGTAATCCATCTTGTATTTAACGCAAAGTGAATATTGTTGGATTTAAACTATCCCCTTCCCTTATGCTCAAGATAAACATTCCTGTAGATGAAAATTGTGGTATACTGTAGGCATATTGTTTGATGAGGTGGTTTGGTGAATAATAAGGTTTTATTTTATATTTTATATGGAGTATTGACAGCCTTCTTCTATTTTATGGACGGATGGAGAGCTTTTGCTGTGATACTCACCATACTGGGAGGATTACTTTTGGCAACCGAGCCGTATAGAATACGAAATAAACAATTATCCAATAAATTTAGAAACAGTGTTGAAACGCTAAAAGAATACGATAAAGACTTCAAAGCCGATGGTTCTTTTACTAATTACAACAAAAAAATATCGTTCAACGAATCCAAAGGTATTTTAAAGTTTTATGAACGGAATGGACAGAATGAAATTATTGAGTTCTCCTACCCTTTTTCACAAATAATCGAGTCATCAATATCATTAGACAATGAAACAGTGTCCAAAGCTTCTAGAGGTGAACAGATTTCTGGCGCAGCAATCGGTGGGGTTTTGGCAGGAGGTGTAGGAGCAATAATTGGCGGACTTTCTTCTGGCTCAAAGCAGGTTACGATGGTTAAGTCAATTACCATGAAAATAACGGTGGATGATTTTAAAAACCCTGTTCACTACATTGATTTCCTCCCTGGACATGATTCTCCTGGTTATAATCCTGTTGGCTATAAGAAAGACAGTGACATAATCAAAACTGCTCTTAAGAAAGCTGAGTACTGGCAAGGAGTTATGGACTTAGCCATAAGAAAAGCAAATCAAGTCGCTCATTAATTGGGCGACTTATTTATTTGCATCTACAGTTTCATCTTCAACAAACTCTACTACTTCTTCAATATTGCACTCTAAGTATTCGCAGATTTTCAGAATGACTGCCAATGAAACCACTTCACCTTTAGACATTTTCGCTAAGGTTGATGGCGATACTCCTAAATCCTTCTTCAGATCAGTTCTATTTTTATCTCTCCGTATCAAAGTTATTTCCATAGGCTTAAAGCTGATTCTTAATTTCTTCACCACAAATCTCCTTTTTGAAAATCTGTAGTTATCATACCACAAACCATACCAAATAATCGATATGTCAAACAAAAAATATATGTTTTGTTGACACTTCATTCACCTAGGTGTATATTAAGTACGTGAAATCGAACTAAATATACATCGAGGAGCTGTTAACAATGCTTAGTAAGACAGTTTGCGGCATGATGAATTTAGAAATATCGCGAATCTCTAATGCTACAACTCAAGATCTAGCCATACTGGATTCATACTATGCCATATCAGATGATCGAGTTGATTTGACTGAGTTAACTCTACTACACAAAAATGGAAAAGTTTTAGGGACAGTCACAGTACATAATGTGAAAATTTCTTGGAATGGATTTAAAAAGGGAGAGAACATCATTGACTCAAATATACACTCATGAATGTGTGCGAGATTATTTCAAGAAACATGGATGTGAACTTATTTCAGAATTTAAAAACGTTAAGCAGATACTTTCTTACAGATGTGTTTGCGGAGAAATAGGAACTACAAATTTTTATTCATATAGAAACAGTCTCCATAAAAAATGCATTAAATGTGTAAGAAAAAAAGCAAATAAGCCAAATAAATTAAACTTTGAATATGTAAAAAATTTTTTCAAAGAGAATAATTGCGAGCTCCTTGAAACCACGTATATTAATAGCTCTACTAAGATGGCTTACATCTGTTCGTGCGGGAAAAAAGATTATAAGACATGGAATAAATTTAGGACTGGACAAAGATGTAAGGATTGTGCAATAAATCAGAATGCTGAAAAACAGAGAACAGATACTTCATATGTTGAAAACTTTCTAAAAAAACATGGATTTTCAATAGCCAATGGGAAATATGTAAATGCAAATTTTAAAATGTTGCTTATTTGCCCATGCGGAAAACAAACTGAACGAACATGGAGTTCAGTTAAACAGAGCCCAAGATGCAACTGTTCAATTCATTACACAAAGCCCTTAAAAAGAAAATTTTCAAAAGAGGAACTGATTAATTTTTACTGGAAATTAAAGAACGATCTTGGAAGATACCCTAGTTTAGAGGATCTAAAGAAAAATCCGTCTTCCCCTTCCCCATCTGTTTACGAACGAAAGTTTGGGGGATGGGTAAGGTTTTTAGAGAGTATTGGTGTAATGACTAGCGACAGATGGTATGTTGATGACATTGAAACCTTAAAACGTATGTATGCTGACTACTCTTATGAGGACATAAACGATGCTCTCATTAAGAAAAGGAGTAAAAGCACAATACAGCATAAAGCAAATAGCCTCGGATTAAAAAAATCTTATAAAGCTAAATTTGGAAAAGAAAAATTCTCAAATGATTATTTAATAACCTTTCTAAGGAATTTCTACGACAAATACAATCGAACTCCTGTTGCAAAAGATTTTGCAGAAAATGATTTAAACTATGATACTTTCACTAAACGTTTTGGATCATGGAATAATGCGCTAAAAAAAGCTGGTCTACCAATTAATAGAGAACGATCAAAAAATCTCTCTAATAATGATTTACTTAAAATGAAGGAAATGTATGAAGCAGGAGTTAATATGCAAGATATAGCAAAACACTTTAATTATACACATACTGCGCCTATTTATTATCATTTGAATAAGATGAATGTTAATCTAACACGTAATAATCGCTGGTCTAAAAAACAAATCCACTATTTGAAAGCTCACTATCCTAACGCAGAGTGGAAGGAATTACTTAAAAACCTTGCACCTTTTTCAAAAGAGGGTATTACTACAAAGGCTTATAAACTCGGCATAAAAAGAAACTCAAATTTTTACACCGAAAAAGAAGAAAAGATTCTTCGAAAATTTTATGGAAAAGTATCTTTTCATGAACTCCTTAAGATGTTGCCTAATAGAACGGAATCTTCTGTTGTTTCTAAAGTTAATCATATGGGTTTAAAAATTAGAGAATTTTGGAGCGAAGAAGATATTAACATGCTGAAAAAACATTATCAGACCTCAACTGATGAAGAATTATTAAAAATGTTCAAAGATAGATCATGGTCTTCGATTCAAAGTATGGCAACAAAAAATTTGAATCTAAAGAGAACGAAGGAATATTACAAAAATAAAAAAGAAAAAATTAGAGATCATCTAATCAAAGAACTTATAGAGTACGCTAATGCTTTAGGAAGAACACCTACATCAGTAGAAGTTCAAAAGAACCGAAACCTGCAAGGAATTTCAACATATATTAGGTATTTTGATGGTTACAGAAATGCTTGTCTAAAAGCAGGTCTTGATCCTAATCAATCTATTTTTGGCAGCTCAATTCACTGTATATCATTAAATGGGGATATATGCCTTTCAAAAAAAGAGAAAGAAATAACCGACTTATTTATAAAAAATAACATAACGTATGAAAAAGAGGTTCTTTATAAAGATATACTAGGCAAAAATAACATTCCAAATATAAGAGTTGATTGGTTTGTTAACAACAGAGTCATTGTTGAGTATTTCGGAATGACAGATAAAGATTATTATAAAAAAAGAGCTAATTATAAAATAGAGTTTTGTAAGAAGTATGACATCCCATTGATTCCCCTGTACCCTGATGATTTAACGAATAACTACAAAGGCTTAAAAGAAAAATTTAAAACTCATGGAATTAACTTTTGGAATGGAGATGGGCAAAATGAACAAATACGTTAATCACTTGACATTGACTATAGCCGCTTACCAAACAACTCTTGGTAACTCAGAAGATGAAGCTAAACAATTTACCGAATATGACCTCTTGGATTTTGGTGGATTTGAAGAATTGAAAGAAATAACATTAATAAATTTTGACGGTGCTAAGATAACCCTTCAAGCCTCTAATATGGGGCTTGAAATTGAGGATACTGAAGAAATTGATAAAGAAGATGAACTGCTATACATAAAATAAATGATTTTCTTGACTCTGCTTGAATGCAGAGTTTTTTATTTCTGTCTATCTCTCCCCACTCTCTGCTTTGAAAGGATCTGATTATTAATTGAGTCAACAGTTGAAAATTGTAGTAACTCCCGTTGCTGATACTTCCACTCAATCGGTTGAACAAATTAACAAGCAGCTTAAAACACTACAATCCAAGTTAAACTACCTTCAACTCAAAACGAATATTGATGCTTCCGCTCTAAAAACCCTCAAAGAATTCTCTTCTGCAGTTGAAACATATCAAAAAAATCTTAAGAATTACAATCAGACAGTTAAAGAAACACAAACGGTCATTAAGAATGCTGACGGTACAACTGAAAAAATCATTCAGCAACACAAAAAGAATGGTGAAATACTTCAGCGAGAAATTAAGACGATTGATAATCGAAATCAAAAGATTCGTCAAGAAGCTCAGGAAACAGCAAAATTAACATCTGAAATTCAGAAACTTGGACAAGCTCAGAAGATTATTGAACGGCAAAATGCTCAGGGTGTAAAAACAGGATCAACTCAGAAAAACCGTGACGGTTTTAGGGATATTACGTACAATCTCGATCAAAACGGTAATATTAAAAACTCAACCACTGTAACAAATCTTGATCAACAAAGAAAGGCAATTGAACAGCTTAGAGCAAGCTTGCAAAAATTAAAAGAGCAAGGGCAACTGTCTGAAGTCACCCTCTCTTCTCTTGGACGAAAAATTAATTTAGCTCAGTCTACAGAACAGATTGAAGCACTCAGAGCCAAGCTTAAGACTCTTGATGACAAGTCAGCAGCAGTTGCAAAAACTAAAGAGATTGAAAGGCAGTTAGAACTATATAGAAGACAAGCCCAGGTAAATACTCAGAACCTGCAAAACAGATACGGCAGCTCATTGAGCAATGCAAGTAATCAACAACTTCATCAGTATTTGAATTCTGTTAATCAATTGACTGCAAGGACACCTAATCTAACAAATCAGATGGCTAGTCTTAATATGCAGTTTAGGGAAATGTCATCAAACATTGCTGCTACTACAAGGCAGACAATGGGTTTTGGTGAGCAGCTTCAAGTAGCAATGTCCCGCGTGCCTGTGTGGATGGCATCTATGACACTTTTTTACATGCCAATAAGATTGCTATCAGATCTCACCAGTCAAGTTATATCGCTTGACACTCAAATGACTGGCTTACGACGGGTTATGGACTTACCTGATTATAAGTTTAACGAGCTTCTTCAAAGATCTATTGACTTGAGCGATGAGTTAGCAAACAAGACTTCAGATGTTCTTACCATAATGAACGAATTTGGGCGTATGGGTTACAAAGATGATGAGTTATTGGATCTAACCAAGACAGCTCAAATGATGGAGAACATTAGTGAACTACAACCTGAAGATACCGTTAAAGCTCTCACAGCAGCGATGGTCAACTTCGGAATTCAATCTAAAGACAGCTTAAAAATCGCCGATGCATTGAACGAAGTTGACAATAATTTCCAAACAAGCACATTGGATTTAGCTCAATCAATGAGAAAGTCAGCTGCCGCTGCAAAAGTATATGGCGTGAGTATGGAAGAGTTATTGGGATTAAGCTTAGTCCTCCTTTATAGCAATATAAAGGTAATAAACCTCTCTAATTGCTGGGAACTCCTTATGGGACAATCAGCAGCGAAGCCTCATCTGAGGAACGTTCAACGACTATCGTATAGGCGGTGAAATTCCGCAAAACGAGTAGGGCGCAAGCTATTGGCGTGGGTGAGAACCCCTTAAATCGAAACGGGAGGCATCCCAATGGGATGAAGATATAGTCTAGACTTATAGGTAACTATAAGCAGTAAACAGCGCATACAATGTAGCGAGTTGTATGGAATGATTCGATACTACAGCCATTCAATCATCCACTAAAGAAAGTGGTAACATTGTCGGTAAAATGATTGCTGACATTAAATCTCTTCTGATTGACTTGGAACTCCTAACGTTTAGTCGAGGACGACAAGGGGCAAGCGTAATGGTAGCCTGAACGACTGAGTGAAGAGACACAGAAATGTGAAGCGACAGTCTGAACTCTATGGAAACATAGAGAGTGAGGTTGAAGCGCCTCACCGCCATTTATAATGGTCAGTAGCCTTTTGGTGAAAGTAACAGAATTGAACGCCTTAAAAACAATATTTGCCAGAATCCAAACAAATGGAGCAGCAATTAAAAGTCTTGAGAGTGTAGGAATTGCAGTTAAAGATGTTGGTGGAGAAGCAAGACCTGTCTCTGATATACTCGAGGAACTCGCTTCTAAGTGGGATAGTCTCTCTGAAGCACAGAAGCAGCAAATCGGGGTTTCATCAGCAGGTATGTTTCAAAATACTCGATTAATTATAGTCGCCTTATACAGTAATGTATAAGTGAAAACCCAGTGAACCCTATTGCTCAGGGGTGTGTCCTTATCAAAGGATGCTAACGGTGGAACTCTAAGGGAGAAATCCTATGACAATACCGTGCCAAGCCTTGGTTACTAGGAAGGTGTAACGACTAGCCTAACGGCGTAGAACAGACATTGAGCTACTGTTCAAAGTGCTGGGCATCCTTTTAGGATGAAGATATAGTCTAGTCCCCTACTTAAATATCGGGAAACCGAGGGTATAAACGTTTTAGCGCTCATGGAGCAATGGAGTACGGCTGCCAAGGCCACAACTACTGCAATTAACAGCCAGGGATCTGCGATGCGCGAGCAAGAACGCTACTCTGAAAGTTTGGAAGGACGCCTAAACAGATTATCTGCTGCTTGGACAGGTCTTGCAGCAAATGCAGGTGATGCTTTCCTTTCTGATGGGATAATAGCTTTTGCCGAAGCATTAAGAGACATCGTTCAAGTCGGCGGGGAAGTTATAAAAACGATTGGATTCTTACCGAGTATTTTTGCTTTAGCAAGTACTGCCACTCTTCTTCTTAGTAAAAATGTAAGAATACTTGCAACCACACTTGTGCTCGGTACTTCTGCAATGAGACAAGAAACACTTGCAAGCATAGGTCTAAGTACAGGTATGACTCGTGCAGCAGTGGCATCGAATCTATTGAAAACTGCACTTAGGGGATTAATGGTTGCGACGGTTGTCGGTGCTGGTTTCATGGCTTTAGGCTTCGTAATCGAAAAACTTGTCTCTGCTTATTCTGATGCTAAACAAGAACAAGAAAAGCTTGCAGAGTCACAAAAGAAAAGCGTTGAAGCAATAACCACAAATAAAGAACAGACCGATCAGTTAATACAAAAATATAAAGAGCTGCAAAAAGCTAAAGATAAAGGCACCCTTTCCGCTGATCAAGAACAAGAATACCTTCAAGTAACGCAACAATTAGCTCAGACGTTCCCTAATTTGATTTCTGGCTATGACTCCCAAGGTAATGCCATCATTAAAAATAATGAAGCGTTAGAAGATGCCATAAAATACACCAAAGAATTAGCCGAATTAAACAAAAAAGACATACAAACTGGCGCAAATAGCAACTTTAAAGAAACCCTGAGTGATATCAGTAAGCTGACTGATGAGATGAAAGAGTACCAAAAAGTTGCAGACCATTATAAAAACAATGATCGGCCATTCTGGGACATCTTCGACAGCGACAGTGATTATAAAAACTTTGGAATTAAAGCTGAACAGCAAGCTCTTCAAGTCAATCAGAAGTTATCTAGTTCTCAAGCTAAACTTAGAGAACAGGTGCTACAAACTGTTGACGCTTATAACTCCATTAAAATCAACCCTCAGTTAACCAAAGATATTAACGAAGCCTTCAATAAAATTGACTTCAGTAAGATGAATTCTGATGAATTAGAGTCGTTTTCCATTAATGTTTCAAAATACATGGATGACATTCAGAAAGCATTAGAATCAGGAAATAAAGTTGATTTCTCAAGAGCATCTCAAGCACTTCAGAATTTAATTAACCAACAAATCAAAGGTTCTGATGAAGCTGATAAGCTTTCCCTATCATATGATGATCTTAAAGATGCACTTGACTCTACAAAAAATGCTGCTGATTCTGCAAAGATCACTTGGGATGAGAATGGTGAAGGCGTAAACGAATTAACCGGAGAAGTTGAAGATTTAAGTCAAAAGCTCAAGGATGCCAAAGGTGATCTAGAGGCAATAAAAGCTGTAATGGACGATTTGGTGGCTTCTCAACAAACAGAGCTAGCTATTTCTGCCCTTCAAAATGAAGCATATGATTCTTTTGCCGACTCCATCTCCCCTCTCAATGAACTGCTTGAGAAAATGGCAGAAGGAAAAAGTATCTCAGCTGCTGAAGCAATGAAACTGGTTCAAAAAGAAAAAGACTTGGCTGGAGCTATTAGTGTTGAAAACGGCGTAGTTAAATTGAACCGAGATGCTATCATAAAACTACGTGATGCAAAACTTAAAGCATACAACGATATGCAAAAGTCAGTTAAACAGGATCTAATAAACCAGGCAAACGCAACAGTTAAGAAAATAAAGAACTATGGTTTAGAAGTCAAATCAATCCAGACTGTTGCCGATGCCCAAGCCAACCTTTCCAAAATGAGAAAAGAAGTAGACACATTAATGGAAAGTGGCAATATCCAGATGGCAATGCCAGTCATTAAAGAAATAAATGAATTGAGCGACGTCACTGGACAGTTAGAAGATCTGGATAAAATGGCTGAATTGGCCAACTCATCTTTAAATGAAGTTGGTACATCCCTCGAGAAATATTCTGACGAACAAGAAAAAGCCAGCAAAGAAACTGAGAAATCCAAATACGTCATTGATAAATATAAAGAAGCTCTTGAAAAAGTAAATGCGGAAATTGAGAAATACAACAAGCAAACCAATGATTATCCTAAATGGTCACAAAAATACAGAGATGCAATCAATAAGGAAATCAAGGCATTAGAGCGTAAGAAAAAGCTAATGCAAGATCAGATTAAACTGCTGAAACAGCAAATCAAATCTGGTTATATTCCTCAAACTGGACTTGTTACCTCCTCTTCCTCTTCTGGTTCTTCATCAGGCTCATATTCTCCTGGAGGATCATATTCCGGAAAATACTCTTCTTATATTAATGCTGCAGCAAGCAAATATGGTGTTGACCCTGCACTAATCGCTGCGATTATTAAACAAGAATCAAACTTCAATGCCAAAGCTCGTTCTGGCGCTGGAGCAATGGGTTTGATGCAACTCATGCCTGGTACTGCAAAAAGTCTAGGTGTAAAAAATGCATATGATCCATACCAAAACATTATGGGCGGTACCAAATATATTGCTCAAATGTTAAACAAGTTTGGAGGGAACATCGAGAAAGCTTTAGCTGCTTACAACGCGGGGCCAGGAAACGTAATTAAATATGGTGGCACCCCTCCTTTTAAAGAAACGCAAAATTACGTTAAGAAAGTACTCTCTAACTACAATAAGAGCTTATCAACAGCGACTTCAAAGATCGCAAATTATTACACGAGCAGCAATGGATTTAGAGTAAGTTCAAAGTTTGGAGCGAAAGAGAGTGGTCTCCGCTCCTCCCCTCACAAAGGAACCGACTTTGCAGCTAAAGCGGGCACCCCTGTAAAAGCATTAAAAGCTGGTAAAGTCATAACCGCTACCTATTCAAAAACAGCAGGTAACTGGGTTGTTGTTCAACAAGACGATGGAACAGTTGCAAAATATATGCACATGCAAAACGGCCTTAAAGTTAAGAAAGGTGATGTTGTATCTGCTGGCCAAGCAATAGGTAAAGTAGGAAGTACTGGACACTCAACAGGAAACCACCTCCACCTACAAATTGAACAAAATGGCAAACCAATTGACCCAGAAAAGTATATGCAGGGTTTAACCTCAGATCTTTCTCAGTCTGAAGCTGAAAGACAACAAGCCCTTTCACAGGCAAAATCGGATTTAATCGGTTTGCAAGGTGATTTAGACGCAGTTAATGATCAAATTCAAGATCTGCAATACGAATTGGTTCAATCCAAGCTTGATGAATTTGATAAACGGAAATCTGATCTAGAAGTCAAAATTGCTCAAAATGAGTCTTTGGCCAAACGCTATCTTTCTGACAGCAAAGAATTTCGCAAATATACAAATGAGCAGAAGAAAGCTGTTGATGAGCAACGCAAAATTCAACAGCAAAAAATTAACTGGATCAACAAAGAGTTAAAAACAAATAAAAAACTTAACTATGCTCAACGCGATCAACTAAGAGAAGAACTGAAACAGGCTAAATTAGATCTCATCTCCTTACAAGATCAAGTCAGAGAGCTGCAAGGGGAACTAATTCAGTCACAGGTTGACCAGACACTCAATAATATTGAGAAATCTGTTAAGAAAACTGAATCCAAGCTTAAAGATGTTGATATCAAGATTCAAATGACTGAGGATGACAATCAAAAAGTCAAGTACTACAGTCAGCAAATAAAATTGATTCAACAGCAACAAGCTGAAGCAAAAAAGTACATTAAGCAACTTGAAGCACAGAAAAAGGCAGCTAAAGGTTTCCCTGACATCCAGAAACAAATCACAGAGGAAATTGAAAACTGGAAGGATAAACAGAAGGAATACAACCTGGAGCTTTATAACACCAAGAAGTCCATTAAAGATATCTATAAATCACTCGCAGATGAAGTCGTTTCAATTTATAAAGAAATGTACGAAAAGATGCGTGATATTGAGCTGGAAGCACATCGAAAAGCAACTCAAGATATAATCGATGAAATTGATAAAGAAGACGACGAAGCCAAGTTCCAGAAATCCCTTAAAGAAAAACAGGATGCCATTCAAGAAACAAAAGACAAGATAAGCAAACTGTCTCTCGATGATTCAGATGAGGCAAAAGCAAAACTAAAAGATTTAGATAAGCAACTCCAAGAACAACAACAAGATCTTGATGAATTTTTAAAGGATCGTGAGAATTCTAAACGTAAAGAAGCATTACAGGATCAACTTGAAAAAGATGAGAAATCAATAAACACCAAGTATGATGATCTTGTCAACGACGAAAGAGCATTTAAAAAGCTTGAGGATAAGTTGATGAATGGAAAGATTACCGATATCGCCAAGCAGCTTAATGAGTTTTCAAAGTTCATTAACAGCAACATGGAATCTATTGGTAAGAGCATCTCCAACAATCTAATTGATAAGCTTAAAGAAGCCTCCAAAGCTTTAAATGTTGTAGTCGCTGGAAACACCACAGGTAAAAAAGTTGCCTCTTTTGATGTTGGTGGCTATACAGGAACATGGGGCAGTTCGGGAAGACTTGCAATGCTCCATGAGCAAGAACTTGTTTTAAATAAAGCTGATACAAGCAATGTTTTGAAAATTGTTGAGCTCACCCGAAACATTTTTGGAGATATCCAAACAAAAGCTGCAATCCCTTCCCCTAATGCTACATCTAATCAAACGACAAGTAACCAAACATTTAATTTTAACTTTAATGTAGATAAGATGACTGGCTCTAAAGATGATGCAAATAAATTCTTAGGAGAAGCATTTAACATTGTATCAGCTAGAGGGGTTAAAATTTAGAGTCGGCAAAATGTCGACTCTTTCTGTTTTTTTTGAAAGGATGGTGATATATCGTCAATGATAAGAGAGAGCCTGTACTTTATTTTCGGGAACGAAAAATCCACAGATATGGGTGTTGAAAACGTCAATACTGATGGAGGGTTAGTTGAAGAAACATTTCTAGCTACCTCATCAATTAATGAAACCTCCATCAAGGGTAATGATACACCCTTCTATGAAGGGAAAAAACGTGAACCAAAGCAATTCAATCTTAATTTTTATATAAAGGATCACTGGAATCAAAAAAGGATCGCCAACATTAAACGATGGCTGGATGTTGATACATACCAGCCTTTTTCTTTCAGTGACAACCTTGATATCGTCTATTATGCAATGCCTGTAGATGCAAATGATTTAGTTCACAATGCAAGCAAGGAAGGCTATGTAAGGCTAACTATGAGGTGTGATTCCCCTTATGCCTACAGTAGGACTATAACTACTCCGTGGCACGATGCTTCTAAGGAAGACATAACAGTTGAGATTAACAATAAAGGTGAATGCACCATCATTCCATCGTTTAAAATTCAAAAGATCGGTAAGGGTGATGTTAAAATAGAAAATTTAAGTTACTTCTCCTCCCCTTCTGTATTCACCGATCTTGAAGATGGCGAAATCATAACAGTTACTGGAGAAAAAGAAATTGTGGAATCATCAATATACGGCGATGAACGTTACGATAATTTTAATGATGAGTACCTTCTACTCGATTATGGGATGAACCGTATTAGAGTAACAGGAAGATGTAGAATTCTTTTCAGTTATAGATTTAAATATCGTTAGGAGGTGTCTTTACTGTTTCAACAAGTAACGCGATCATTTAATTTAAGGAAGCCGAAACTTTCACTTGCTAAAGCTAACAAAAAGAAAATCGCAAATCTTGTCGATATCTCAAATGTTAATTTGACATTAAGACTAGGCGAAATCAATGAGTTGTCTTTCACAGTACCTTTAAAAATTGAAATAGACAAACAATGGGTTAAGAATCCTCATCTCAAGCGCCTGAAATTACGAAGGCTCGTCAAGCTTTCCGCATACAACTTCAAAGATGAATGGTTCATTATTAAAACAAAGCAAAAAACTGGTGCAGACAATGAATTATTGACATTTACGTGCATGTCACTTGGACATCAATTGAGCTATCGAAAAGTTAGAAGATATGAAGTCACTTCCTATAATATGCAACAGGTTACAAATGACTGTTTTGCAAACACCAACTGGAAAGCCGGATACATAAATCCTCTATTCAATGAAAAATTCCGCAGTTTTGATATTACCTCTTCTACAAAGTTAGACTTCCTCTTTAAAATATGCGAGACATTCGAAGCTATCCCTGTATTTGACACCATAGAAAAAAGAGTGCATTTCTATACTGAAGATGAAGTATCAAATTACAAAGGGATGAGATTAAAATACGGTCAGTATTTAGATTCGATAGAAGACACTGAGGAACTTGAAGAAGTCTGTACCAGACTCTATGTAACTGGGAAAGATGATCTCTCAATAAACGCTGCCAATCCAACTGGACAAGCTTATATAGAAGATTTTACATATTTTCTTTATCCATTTGAGCGAGATAAAGATCGCAAGGTGATAACTCACAGTTACGAAATGAGTGATGAATTATGTCATGCCATTCTCGATTTCAATGAGTTCATCGATTCTCAAACTGAAACATTCTCTTCCCTTCTCTCTCGACAAACCGAGGAAGAAAAGAAACTTTCAACACTTAACGCAGAAAAGGCAAAGCTTGATTTAGAATACAAAGTAATTTTAGATAAAATTGCAGTAGCAACAGAAGCGAAAGATCCAACTGCCGAGCTTATAAAAGAGCGAAAAGCTAAAGAGGCTGAAATTGATTCAAAAAAAAAGGAAATAGAAGAAAAAGAAAAACTGATTAAGGACATTCAGGATAAAATATCCCTTTTAAAGGGAAAATTGACGCTCGAAAGCCACCTTAATGATGAGCTTAAAGAAGAGTTGGCGGAATTTATAAATGAGCAAGAATGGGCTAATGACAATCTTTATGATGAAACTGATCTTTATGAAGCCGGACTTGAGGAAATGAAAAAGCGCAACACCCCTCCAATCAATATAACAATGAGCATAGTTAATTTTTTTGGAATTTTGAGTGAACAACAAAATTGGGACAGGCTATCTATTGGAGATATTGTTCGAGTACAGCATGATCGCCTTGGTATTGATGTTAAAACAAAGGTAATAGAAATGACCTTTGACTTTGAGGCTAACAAGATTAATTTGACTGTCTCAAATTCAAAACGAGTTGAAACTGTTAAAGAAAAGATGGTCAAACTCGTTTATACAGTCAGTCATATAAACAACGACTATGCAATTAGAAAAATTGACTGGATGAATACCGCTGAGAATTTTAAAATCCGGAATGATCGAATTTCCGCCCCAGTTGCAGCTCCTACCGTTGCATCAGACGGAACCGCAATTACTCATGAACTGAATGACAATGGTTCAGTTGATGTTGTTTTAAAATGGGAGTATCCAGATTCTGATGAGGATAGATACAACATTGATGGGTTTGAAGTTTATCTCTATTCCAGTGAATCATCTGATGAATATGTGTTTGGCTCTAAGATGAGCCATGAGGAAATGGTTAATGTAAAGTATGACAAGCGTTCCTACAAATTCACGGGACTTGCCTCGAATAAATACTACACTCTGGGTGTTAGAGCCTACCGTAGAGTTGATGCAGATATTGAGAGAACTGGAATTATTCTTTCTGATATTGTTCAGTCAAAACATATTACTGAGAATCCCTACCTCCCTTCTGCTATTACAGAAGTCAAAGGAAGAGTAAATGGACTAATCCAATCTGTGTCTAAGGAAAGACCTGCTAATCCAGAGGTCAATACAATTTGGATTAATCCAGAAACTAATAAGCAAGAATTATATAACGGAGAAAAGTGGATTGAGCAATCTGCTGGATCGGCAGATTCCTTGAACGGATACACAGCAGAAGTTACCGCTTCCCCCTATTCTATACCCGTCAGAGATGAAACAGGAACCATTAATGCATCAATTACTGGAAGCGCTACTCAGCTTGGAGGCCGTAACTCTTCGGAGTATGCACTAAAATCTGATATCCCTTCTCCCCCGCAATATGCAATAGGGGAATATGTTGGAGACGGCAAACAGAGCAGATCAATAAGTCTTAATTTCATACCGACTGTTGTTAAAATTTATCCCACATCACCAGACGATTCAGCTTTAATTATCCAAAACAACTTAGGCGGTTATTCGTTCCAAAACGGTGATGCAGGTGCTTACCTTAAAGGTGGGGATAAATCATATGGATCATTGAACTTGAATTATTTTGTTACTGGCTCAGACATCAACACTCGCGGCAACAAGTTGAATGTAAAGTATATCTGGGAAGCGTACAAACAAAACTAAACGGAGGTGGATATCTTGGAAGACATTCCAAAACTTTATAACGATCCCATCTTGTCCAAAAAAAGAAAAGGATCGGTGGATGATCCTTATCAACTCTACAATGAAACTCAAGTCATCTATAACGGAAAAGCCCAGTTAACTGAAGTACCTAATAGAGAGATGAGAGTCGAAGTCTCGGGGGACGGAAAAGTATGGAAAGAAGTGGAAGGCGGTGATTTACAAGACGACTTCTTTAAGGTTGATTACCTTAACGGAGTTGTCTTTTTTAATGCATCAAATGAAGGTAAATCACTCCAATTTAAGTACAGTGGCGAAGGAGCTTACTACTTTCCTGGATCTCGTATATGGACTAAACGAAACGGAAATGAAGTTGTAGAAACGCTGGATTCATTGACAGAAAGAACTCGAAAAGCTACGGAAGAATCTGAAAAGGCAACTGAAGAATCTAAAAAAATCACGAAATGGACAAGATATGCGACTTCAGATTATGAGGAGGTAGTCGCTGAAACAAGGAAAAAATACCTTCCCAAAGTCTATACATACACAGATATCATGTCCACGTACCCAAACCCCCAAATTGGATGGACAGTAGTCACAGAAGATACTCATATTGAGTGGAGATGGGACGGTTATGACTGGATCGATATCGGAGTTTCGGATGCCTATGATGGGTTCAACGTTATTGTAAGTGAAGTTCCGCCAAATAACGTTAATCACCTATGGCTTCAAGCACCTGTTTCGCCATTTGCAGCAAGGATCAAGAAATCCGAGACCGCTCCCCTCACTAATCAGATTTGGCTCAAGATCGAATAGTAGTCAAGGAGGTATATGATGAATTTTTTAAAATATTATGATCCGCTTTTAGAAAAGTGGATATCTATTGAACTAGAAGCAATAAGCTCAGACGGGGAAAGATGGACAGCCCCTATGATTACCCTAAAATTCAAAGAAGTTATTAATCAAATTGGTGATGTTAAACAGGATATTACCGATGTTCAAAAGCACTTTGAAAAAGAAATAGAAAATGTCTCAAATAATATAAGCAACATTGAGAAAATTATTGGCGACGTCTCCAAATTCAAGACAATTGGTGACACATTAGTTGATAAAATAATTAATCAGTTTACTCAACGCAGCGTGAACGTTAAAGATTATGGTGCAAAGGGTGACGGTTTAACTGATGATACTGCTGCATTTGAAAAAGCTCTTGGTAGTGGATTCTCTAATGTATTTGTTCCTGAAGGGACTTACATGGTTAAAGGTATTAAGATCCCTTCCTTCACTCGTCTATATGGAACTGGCGCAAAATCCATAATTAAACTTCATCCAGATACCTCCCCCACCACCCATGTCATCACTAATAAAGATTACACAAATGGCAACTCCTATATTCAAATCGAAAATCTCCTCGCTGACTGGAATTTAAGAAAGAAGAACAACAAAATCGGATCGGGGCCAAATGCAAGCTGCGTAAATATAACAAATAGCCAGTTTGTTTGGATTAAAAATGTTCATGCGAAAGACGCTGGGTTGCATGGATTTGATGTTACTTCCCCTAAGTACAATTCATCTTCTGATGGGGCTAATTATTATCAACCAAAAGGTTCTAAGTATGTTTGGATTGACAGTTGCACAGCTTGGAACTTTGGGGATGATGGTTTTACCACCCATTTCTCTGACTTCGTATTCCATTCAAACTGCTACTCTTATAACGGTAATGGATCTGCTCACAACACTGGAGTAAGTAATACCAATGGATATGAAGCTGATGACGGCTCTAGACACATTTGGTTCAACGATTGTCACAGTAAAAATAACTGTAGAGGTTTTGAAGTTAAAGCTCACAGTCTCGCCCCCGCTGCTCAAAATGTGCATTTAGTAAATTGTTCATCAGAAAATGATATTCGATCATTTGACTTTAGACATATTGGACACCACCTTGCTTCAGATCCTATATCTAAGAGTGCATTCAACGTAAGTGCTACTAACTGCACTTCTCTTCGACCTAAATTTGGAAGTCTGTATAAAGATCTTGCCCCCAGAGCGCTGGTTATTTCCGCATTCAGAAATGTGAATGTAAATAACTTTACTGCAATCGGAGATCCTTCATATGACTATAAAGGGAATCCTGTTATTGCAACTCAGTATAAATCGAGAAATATAAACCTGAACAACATTTCAGTGTCAAACTTTAAAACTGCAGAGGCTGACATTTATGTTTATGGTGGAGATCAAAAATCAGACAACGTAAATATTTCTAATGTTAACAGTTTCGAGTCAGCCAGAGTGGGAGTGCGTATTGGGAGTGGCACCGAAAACGTTAAGCTTACAAATGCAAGCCTAATTGGGAATGGAAAAAGTGACAGCGTTGGAGTATATTGCTCTAACTCTCAAGCAAGCTTATTCGGGATTTCCGTTGAGAAGTATAAAAAAGCTGCAACAATTGCAGGTGTAGACTATTCTTTTGTCCCAAACTTAATAAAAAACGGGACGCGAATTGCATCCTCAAGTGGCGAGGTAAAAAACGTCACATCCTCACTTTTAAGCTCAAGCGCTGGGTGCGTAGCATCTGGACACGACTCCACCGTTATCGCTTCTTCTAATTCAAAAGCAACTGGCACAAGATCCGCAGTTATTGGTTCCACTGGAGGAACAATAACAAGAGGAATTCGTACTGCAGCTATTGCTTCATCAGGTGGCTCATCGGTTCACGGCAGTAGAGCTGCAGTTATTACATCTAATAACTCACATACGACAAACAAAGACGGCGGATATGCTAAAACTGTTCTTTCATCGAACAACGTTATAAATGATATGAACTATCATGTTGTAGGTGGTTATGGCGACGGATCAAAAGCTTCTACTGCAAATATCAAATGGGATATCAGCTCGTTTTCAGGAAACATAAAGGCCAGTGGAAAAATAACTGGCTCTTCTGTGTTCAGTGACTATGCCGAGTACTTCGAAAGTGTAGATGGCCAAAAAATTGACACTGGCTATCTAGTGACATTAGAAGGCGACAAAATCAGAAAAGCTGAAAAGGGTGACTTTTTATTAGGTGTAATTTCTGAGACAGCAGGCTTTGTTTTAGGTGAATCTACATTTCACTGGCAAGGTCGCTACAAAAAAAATGAATTTGGTGGATTGGTTTATAAAGAGTTGATCAACGAGCATGGAAAAACATATCGTGTCCCAGTTGAGAATGAAGAATACGATCCATCAACAGATTATGCGTCAAGAACTGAAAGAGATGAATGGAATGTTGTTGGACTTGTAGGACAGGTTTTTGTTCGAATCGATGACACTTTGAACGTCGGAGATTATTTCGAAGCTAATAACGGAATTGCAACCAAAACTGATAATCCAAATAACAGATGGAGAGTAATGAAAATTACCAAGCCATATTCAAAAAAAGATGGTTACGGAGTTGCTATATGCTTTATACGATAACACCTTAATTGGAGGTTCAAATGAATACATTAAGCTTCTATAACAAAAAGAAAGACAAATGGGAAGACATCTATACCGTTGCGGTAACAGACGGGAAAGTTATTCTTACTGCAACTGAATTATTTGAGAGATTAAAAACATTAGAGAGTGAAGTCGCAAAATTAAAAAGCAGCACTTAAGGAGGTGGTTAAATTCTGAATAAAATTTAGATTTCATTCAAACTACAGTTTAGCAAAACAGAGAAAACAAGAGCATATGTGAGAACGAGAGAGATTGGTAATTAGCCAGTCTCTTTTTTAATGCTCAAAAACAAACAGGAGTGATTTAATTTGGTTAAAGTCGTAAAAAATTTTGTGAAAGTCAATCAATACACTCGTCCAGGTCTAAAGCTTTCTGGTGTTAAAGGAATTGTAATGCACTGGACTGCAACTCCAGGAGCTAGTGCGTTAAATGAGCGAAATTATTTCAATGGTACATGTATTGCTGATAAACGTTATGCTTCTGCTCATTACTTTGTAGATAGAAATGAAGCGCAATATATTATTCCTGAAAATGAAATGGCTTATCATGCACACGATCAAAACCGCTGCTTTGTGAGCTTCCTAAAACCAAATGCGAACCAAACATCGATTTCCGTTGAAATGTGCGTGGAGAAAAACGGCACCATTCATGATGAAACTGTGCAGAATGCTGCTGAATTGGTTGCTGATCTTTGTAAAAGATTCAAATTGTCTACAGATAAAATCGTCCGTCATTATGATGTAACAAACAAAAGCTGTCCTGCCCCTTGGGTAAGTGACTCAAGCAAGCTGGCAGCATTTCGCAAAAAAGTTGATGGACTGCTCGGAAACAAAACTGTTTCAAATTCTACAGCTCCCTCTAGTAAAGGTTCTTCCTCCTCTACTGCTGCAAGTTGCTCCCTGAAATCAAAAGTTAATGGTCTTCGCTTCTATTCTAAACCTTCTTGGGAAGACAGAGATGTTGTTGGTACAGTGAATAAAGGCTATGGTTTCCCTACTGTTGTTGAAAAAGTTAAGGTTGGAAGTGCTTATCAGTACAAAGTTAAAAACTCTAAAGGAGCAACATATTACATTACTGCATCTGATAAATATGTTGAAGTTTCAGGAAGTTTGAAGACTGCCTCCTCCCCTTCTAAATCAACAGCATCAAAATCCAGCTCCGGTTCTTCTTCAATTAAGTCTGTGGGAAAAATTAAAATTGTTGGAGTATCAAATGCTGCAATTGTTATGGACAAACCTGATCGCAACAATTCAAAGAATATCGGGACAATTAAACTCGGCAGCAAAATTGACATTTCCGGGTCAGTGAAAGGGAAAAATAACCCTAAAGGCTATTGGGAAGTTATTTACAATGGCAGACGCGGTTATGTTTCAGGTCAGTTTGGCACAAGAGTCTAATTGATATTTAAGTATCATTAAGGATATCTGTTGATTTTAATTGATCAATGGATATCCTCTATTTCTACTGGAGGTGAACAACGTGGGATGACGTACACCTCCTTTATTATTGATAAAGGACGGTTGAATTTGTGGCTGAAGTAGATGTAAATACACGGTTAAGTGTCTTAGAAGAAAAAATGAAAAATCATCAAGAAAAAATTACAAATTTAGAAGCAAGAACTGAAGACATGAGTCGACTAACAACTCTTATGGAACAGCAAATCGAAATAAACAAAGATGCCCAAAAACAATCGCGCGAACAATTTGTCACATTGACTGAGATGAATAACAGCTTAAAAAATCTAAGCAAATCATATGAAAAACTCGACAATCGAGTGGGCATTCTGGAACAATCAGATTCCAATAGAAAAATTGATCCAGGTCAATTCGGTAAAGACCTCATGTACAAGGTTTTACCTACTGTAATCGCAACGTTAGTCGGTGCATGGTTGCTTATACATTTCGGACTTAAATAAGAAAAGGAGATTGATATTATGAATAAAATCAACTGGAAAGTAAGACTGAAAAAGAAAACATTCCTTGTAACAATTTTCTCTGCAACACTTTTATTTGTTCAAACAATTGCTTCAGCTTTTGGATATGACATAACAGTATACAGTGCTGCTCTAACTGAAAAATTCAACGCTATATTAACATTGTTGGTTGCATTAGGCATTGTAGTTGACCCCACAACTAAAGGCATCTCTGATAGCAATCAAGCAATGGAATATGAAGAGCCAAGACAATAATAGTAAAGGGCTGATTTAATGAAAACGACTGTTACATACTCCCCCTATCCATCAAACTTTTCAGAAGTACATATTAACACCGGAGAAGAAAAATCAATTAAGCTTAGTCTCGTTGCGTCTCCTCCTGATATCCCTCCTCAGAATGATTCAGAAGATACTGAAGAAAACGCTGTAGAGATTTCATCAGCCATATTGGCTGACCCTAGTTTAAGAATGGAAATCAATGATGGGATTTCGACTGAGGAATTGATGACATTAAACAAAGAGGATGCTAAGGTTTTAGTGCAGGTACTCAGAGACTTTCTTAAACAAATGTAA